GAACCCCATATAAGTTCATATGTCGCACTTTCCCATTTAACCCAGTCTTGTAAATCGAAGTAGAACATAACCAGAATTCATTTCTACTTAACATATCATGTGTATTCTCTTTATATCAAAATTTATTAAAAACCGGCGTTTTAAATCTTCAAGGGTGTAAATGAGAATGATGACGACAGAATCCAGATCCTAGAACCTGTATCATTCTTCTTTTGTCCAGATCCTTCTCGTGTTTCGCCTGTGACAATCTGACAGGAAACCCTTTACATCTCTCTCCGTTGGCCTTGATATGACCACAGCAGTAACGGAAACTAGCGCCGTTCTTCACCTTGTTTCTTCTCCAAGCTTTCGAGGCACCGTCAAAGTCTATTTTAACCTCGTAAGGCATTTTACTATGGTTACATGTGGCTCTTAAATTACATAATGGGGATAACCCACCAGTTGTCATTATGTTCCAGCAGTTGGTAGAAGTGAACCTTTCCTGACAGAAGGTACTCGGAGTGAATATACTCGCGTTCTTTGCGTGTGACGTAATGAGACTTGGATGAGCCGGCTGTGTACACGAAATGAATCGCGTGACCCTTGTTAATAAAGAAGTCGATACCGCGTAGACACATCTGTAGGTAAGGAGGCTCCTTAATCTTTGCCTCATTAAACCGAAACTTCTCCTCGGTGTAATCAACACCTTTGCTTTCCAGGTACTCCTTGTACTCTTGTAGAGTCCTCTTGTAACGTGCGGCGTCCTTACTTGGAATCTTCATGTCCTCTTGGAACTTGACCGGATCACGAATCACGTCGTGATAGATGTCCAAGATCCTTGGCATCTTCACATTCTTAGAGAGGATGTTTGAGAATGAACAGAATCGTCCAACAGCTATCTCGTCCTCGCGTTCGGAGATGGTTTGGTACAACTTCCGATCATCGAAAGTTCCGAACAGAAGATCACCCTCTTTCATCTTGATCTGACGCGTGAACAACGCTGTTAGGTCATCTGTCGGTTTGGTCTTGTATGTTGTACGGTGAAGTCCGATCTCCACCATCAGCTTGAACTCATCGTAGCTAATCTCGCGAAACTTATCACCTTCTGTGGACAGAGGGTTCTTGTTCTTTTCAATAGGAAGAACGGGACCACCTTCAGTCTTGATCACTCTCTCCGCGACATGATTTTGATCACCGAAGAAGGGAATGATGAACATTGGGATCCCGCACAGAAGTGCTTCCTGATAAGAGTTGTTCCCACCATGTGTGATAAAGAGATCACACTGAGATAACATCTGAAACTGGTCAAAGCTTTTCTGTACATGTACACCATGAATATCATGGAATCTTCCCTGACCGGAGAAGTAAACGTGGTAGCGGTGAGCTAATCTCTTCAAGTGTCCCAGAATCTGTATGACCATTCTGCGAACAGACTCGTTGCGATCCCACAAATGGTTCATAACCACAGTACCGAAAGAGACGTAGATTCTACGCTTCTTCCGAGGAATCTTCGGGATTAACTCACGATACAGCGGATAACCCATGAAGAGAGCACCGGGGCCTGGATCGACCGGTGAGGGAGCGTTCCAAATCAGTGTAAGATCACCTCGTATGAGGGGGCCGTCAGAGACCATCTCCAAGTACTTCATGTCAAACCCCTCAGGAACGGGCTTACAGTACGGCAGAAGTCTCTCTCGTTCTTTCTCATCGAACTTCATGTAGAAGGACGGGATGGAGCAGATACAAGGAGTGTCTGTCTGATATCCCATGAAAAACCCCTCGACCGCGAAGCAGTCGTAAAGGATCTGTGTCGGTTGTAAATGGCGACACAAAGCCACGCATCCAGGAAGGAGCTGATCAAGCCGAGGAAATGTCCATTTCATCGGTGCTGTCTCCTTTAGGTCGTAATTAGTGTACAGCTCGTGGATCTCTCCTGGGGTGACACCGCTGTCAATCAGTCTCTGTTTGGAGGCGTTGCTTAACTGTACGTTCTGCCAGCCGACAATCAAGAAAGAAAAATCGACTTGAGGGTGTCCCCGTACTAAATGAGCTAATACGTTGAGATGTCCCTCAAACGGCACAGTGACCACAAGACAACTCATATTAGGCCAGTATATACAGAGAACAAGATGAACTCTGAAGGCCTGCGAATGTTCTGTTTAAATGCTTATCAGGAGCTTCGATCGATTTTTCCTGATCTCCAGACGTTGTGTCGTGAAAAGCATGGTTTAGTCTTCACTTACCATCACAGACTGAAATCTGAGAAGAGCATCAAGGCGAAGTTGGATGCTAAGCAGTCTTGCGAGGACGTTATCGGGTTTCGCCTGATCAATCCGTGGACTGCGGAGATTCGACGGCTAGCAGAGATTCTCCAGACAGAGTTCAAAAAGTGGAACATACTGGTGGAGAGGCAGGAAGTCAGGGAACGTGGTCGGGTTATCTACTTGTACTGTGTCTATGATGAGGTACCTTTCGAGGTACAGCTTTGGCCGTCCCTTTTGTATTACTGCTTCGAGTACGAGCATGACAGAGTTTACAAGCCACCCCAGCCTCTGACAGAGGAGCAGAGGCTGAGAGCGAAACTTCTGCGAGAAGAAGAGCATATGGTACAGGATCAAGTGGACAAATACGTCCTGGTTCCTTACAGTCTTAACAGTACAATGACGGGTAAAAAATAATGAGCTGGCTAGTCTGTACGACGTTGAGTACGTAGAGGTAGATCCGGATGAAATTATGACTGACGGATAATCGTCAGAAGTTGAAAGAGACAATCATAGTAGCGACATTGCTGTCAAACTGACTTAATACCTCTTGCCATTTGTTGTGGTGGAAGGTACAGAGAAATGTGTTAGGAACCTTCCCTGTCTTCTTACAGTGATCCACATGCTTTATCATCTTTCTCACCCTTCGGTAACTACCGTGGATACATTCGTACACAAATCTCTCTGTTGTCCACACCTTGGTCACGGAGTGGCATTTGAAAGTCGGCACGACTTTGAAGTCCTCCCGTGGCATCACTGTAGTTTTCCTGGTAGACAGTCTGTCCTCCAGGGTGATTCTACAGCAGGCGCACAAACGACCTCCGAAGACGGTCTGTACGTGCCCAGAGTGCTCTCTAATAGCTACCTGACCTCTCTCGGTGGCATCTCGCTGTACCCATCTTGGGAGTTCCCTGATTTTATTCTCAGGAATAGCCTCGTAGACAGGATGAAACCTGCCTGTCTGCCAGTGAATCGGGTCTTTGTAAGGAGTGTCCTCGAGAAACTCCCAGATAGCTCTGTAGGAGTTACAACAGCATCTGCCCTTGTCCGAAATATGGATCACGGTACCCGATTTCGAGATGAAGAACCGAATACCCTCGAAAGGGTAGTCGGAACGTCTGTTAGGTTCCTCGACGTCATCGGTATCACTGTCAGAGTTTTCGTGGATCTCCTCAGGAATTGATTCGTCTGTTTCGGTTTCGTCATCGAACCATGAGTCAGAATCGGACATCGTTGCGTTGATTTCGCTTGCTTACTAGATTTAACAGTAATCGCTTGTAGATCAATTTTCGACATAAGTGTTAGAAAGAGAGTTATCAATGGAGATCCATCTTTTTCTAACGTTGAACTCTCTCTTTTGTGAGAGTGTGGCTAACGAGATATCACAGTTTCTTCATCCAACAACCAAGCCGTATCTGTACAACACCTGTTACGGAGGGTTCGGTATCTCCAAGGAGGGATACATGCTTTACTGCGAGAGGAAGGGAGTGGAGTTCAAGCAGAGAGAGTATGATTACGGTTCGTACGATGTGAAACGTGATGATCCGATCGCTGTTCAGGTGGTGCGCGAGTTGGGTGCCAAGGCTAATGGGGTACATGCTAATATTAGTATAGCCACTGTCTTCGAGGAGTACCCAGTAGGCATGTACGAGTATGATGGCACCGAGTCTGTCTCTCCAACATACAAATCATGTTTTGTCGATTTCGTCAACAAGATTCTGTTCGAGAGTTTGACAGACTCGGAGAAGATCATGTTGATGCGCCAGAAGAAGAGGGATATCGAGTGGGCTCAGAAGGTGTACCGAGAGATGATGAAAGATGATGAGAGGATGAGAGGATGAGAGAATGATATCAATGGTGAAAACGATTTAAACGGAATGAAAGTAATTAGTATAGGAGCACTCCTACAATCTCAAAATGGCTACAGAAGTTTTATCTCCGATACAACCTTCGCAGAAGGTTATATGCCCAGGCGTACAACCTATCGCGCAAGACTTACTTGCCAACAAACGCAAATTAGACGATTCACAGCCCGTAACTGACTGTGGTGTGAAAGCACCTCGTCTAAACTCCTCTGCGGATAAGAAGACAGGTATCGCCCATAAGTTGGCTTTTACGCTCTTCCCTCCAGAGGATCCTAACAACAAGGCGAAACGTACGTACTCGTACATTCAGTACTCTCAACTCATCTCTTCTCTATCAAAAGCTTACAATAAACAGTTAGCTGAGGAGGAGAAGGAACGAGCAGAACGTGAGAGGATCAACGATGCCTACCGTCAAGCCAGAGTGTACGGAAACCAGGAGGTCTTCGAGTCGTTGCTAGACGCACCGATCGGTGACCCGGTACTACACCCGGAACCAATGCCAGTAGAGATCGCTCCTTCGGAGGATCTCGCTCCGTTCTTCTCCCGTATGAGAGAGAACAAGGCTGCCACGCAAGAGTGTGAGGAGTACAAGCGTGGTGCCTACTATGATGATGGTCGTATCGATATGTGTAAGCAGGTACCTGGTCCGACACATATTGGTGCGATGATTCGATCAATCGAAAGCAACCCACACGTGAAGCACTTCCTGATGGGTAACTCTATCGTCGGTCTGGAGGGTGCGAAGGAGATCTCAAAGCATATTCTGAACCGACCAGAGATCGAGACCTGGTACTTAGCAGGTAACCGAATAGACATCGAGGGCACGCGTCTAATTGCTGAAGCTCTTGCGAATGACACGCACTGTAAAGCTCTCTGGTTGAAGCGTAACCCGTTGATGGCAGAGGGTGTGAAGCACATCGGCAAGATGTTGGAGACTAATCAGCACATCGAGATTCTTGATCTGGTGAACGTCGGTTGTCTGGATGAGGGTGTCAAGTATTTGTTCAACTCTCTGCGCAAGAACACCACACTAAAGCTTCTGTACCTGGATGCGAACGGAATCACGCCTAAGGGCGCCGAGTACATCGCTGAGTACTTTGAGTATATGGTGAAACATAAGAAGGTCGGTATTACGTCTCTGTTCCTGGCTATTAATCGTCTGGACAATCCTGGTACTATCAGGCTAGCTAAGGCGATTCAGGGTTACAAGGCTCTAACACATCTGGATCTCGCGTCCAATCGTGTGCGCCCTGAGGGTCTGAAGGCTGTTCTGGAAGCTGTTAAGGATCATCCCGATCTCGTGTTTCTGGATTTTGGTCTGTACAAGTCCACCTCGGACATGAAAGAGCTTCCTAATTACCTGGGGGATGAGGGTGCGACCATACTTGCGGAGTTCATCAAGACGAATAGGACAGTACAGATCATGTCCATTCAGGACGCGAACGTAAGTCCAGAAGGTCTCTCGAGAATCATCGAGGCGGTGGAACAGAACGACACATTGCGTTTTATCTACGCAGGTCAGTACGGATACTGTACACCGAAGCCTCTGTTAGCGCGCCTTTGGGCTCATCTGGATAAGAACTGCCTCAAGCATGAGGGAATGGATGTGTTGACATATCGTAAGGACAGGTTGCGTCTTGTGAAACACACAGAACGAGTTAAAGACATCGATAGTATCTACCGTAATAATATGTAAGTTGATCCCATGAACATCCCAAAAATCGGCATAGGGACTTACAAGTTAACCCCTGAGACGACGTATTCTGTCGTCCTGGAGGGGTTACAACTTGGTTATCGCCATATCGATACCGCATCACTGTATCGAAATGAGAAGGCTGTTAAGCGCGCTATCGATGACTCGAAAGTGCCAAGAGACGAGATCTTTGTGACGACGAAGATTCATATCAGAGATATCAGGAAGGGCACCGTTCGGCAGGGCTTTCTTGAGTCGTTACAGAAACTAGGCAGGATTGACCTTCTGCTTTTACACGGTCCTGTACCAGGATGGAGAGATGCTTGGTTGGAGCTTGTGAGAATCAAGGAGGAAGGGCTTGTCGGAGAGATTGGTGTCTCGAACTTTAACAAGGATGAGTTCACAGACAGTTTCAGCGAGTTTCACAGAACCTTCGAGAAAGGGTTTCCTAAAGTGAACCAGATAGAGCTGTCGCCTTTTCTGCCAAGAGTTGAGACAGTTGAGTTCTGTAAGGCTAAAGGGATCCATGTAGTCGCTCACTCCAGTCTGACTAAAGGGTACGTGTTCGACAACAAGTTGCTTGTGGAGATGGCCACAAGAGTCAGAATGACCGTACCACAGATCCTTCTGTGCTGGGGTGTACAGAAAGGGTACTGTGTGCTCCCTCGTACGAGTAACCCACATCATCTGGAAGAGAATCTAAGGGTATCCCATATGAAATTACCTGACGGGGAGATGGATGTTCTGGACGCGATAGAAGAGAGAGTGATCACGCATAGAAAATGGTTGTAAAAAATTGATTGTATTTCTTCTGATATCTACCTTGATCAACAACAACAAAAGAACACCGCCAACGTCCCGACGAGTTTGAAAAAACAATAAAACGATGGCGTGTTACGGAATCAACGGATTGAAGAGACACACTGGATCCTTGAAGGACGTGAAAGCCTTTTTGAGTCAGACAGAGCAAAAAGGTAGAGTCCTGGAAAGGCTCGTTGAGGAAGTGGTCGTGATCGACTACTTTCTGAACGGGCAGAAACCTACCAAAAACAGCCTTTCGAGAGGTGTGAAGGAACTTGCCTTCGACATCGGGACTACCCTTATCACCGCGTCCAAAGAGTGCTGTCTTACTGGGATAGATATTACTGCTCTCTTCGAGGCTATTCAAGAGTCAGGAGTACAGTGGCCTGTCCCTGACATGGTTCTTGCCAAGTTTGGCGAACGCAACCTACGCATTTACCGCGACATCCTACAAATTCGTCTCAGTATGAAAGAGCTGGAGATGGGCGCGATGTGCAGACTTGGTTTATGCTCTCTGGCAGGAACAACTACAACACCCATGGCAACAGATGATGGTGATGAGTCGGATTTCGAGGACATCTACGCCGACTAAGGATGCGGAGCCCCCCACATAGTAAAAATTGATCATTAGAGCATTATTAGTCTTGTATCACCACCAACATTAGCAATCGACCGACGTATCAGCAAAAATGGCTTGTTACGTTCCCCAACGACTTCAATTTCGCTCTCAGGAAGCTCTGGACGAGTTCCTGAATAGGCATGACTGCCATGAGGATCATGATCCGACGCTCAAGGAGACAGCAGAGGATATTCTGGCGATCGACTTCTTCTACAACTGTCTGGAGGAGAAGGAGACAGGGATCGGAAGGCGTGGTCTCTCCGATTTAGTGGAGGACATCGCCCAAAAGCTGATTCAGGTTCAAGCCACTTGGGGATCCAAGGTCGATATTGACAGGATCTTCAAGGCGCTACGTCTCGCCTACACACACAGTGGCCCTTACGAGACCATTGAGGCGTTCGGGTTACAGAACCTGACCATCTACGGTCGGTGATCTGTTGGAATATCCAGTAGATTTACCTTCATAATTATCGATAAATGGCTTAAAGGGATTATTCTAATGAGAATAGCGACGTAGCTCAGAGGAAGAGCGCAGGGCTCATAACCCTGAGGTCGGTGTATCATAATCACCCGTCGCTATCTACTATCACTTGATCGGAGAACCTGATGGAATGATAGTTTAATTGAAACATCTCTTGACTAACGCGTGAACGTCTAGCGATTATCAGAAAGAGATGAAAGCTAATTCACAGACGGGGTTACCTTTTTCTCTAAAAACGAAAATTGAACACAGTTTCCCAGGGAGGGACATAATTGATCAGAAAAAGCTCTCTGCATCACAACCGCATTCCAAGCTTTCACAAACTCACTCGAAGAAAAGAACAATGGCCGACTTCAAGACTACTTCGACCATGGGCAAGGGCTGGTTTTCAGCTCAGCAGCACATCACAATCGTGAAGGCTGCTATCAATGCTACTATCATGCGCGCTCTTGAGCTCAAGCTCATCAACCCGCTTCCTGAGGATCTCCTTGAGGAAGACTGGGCATGTTGGAGCATCCTCCACCCTGAACATTTCCAAGGGGTAGAGAAGATGTATGTTGACGTTGTTAACCCACCCTTCAACGCGCAGAACAGCGCGAAGGGCGTCGCAACCGGGCGCTTCCTCATGGAGCGCTTTCCACTGTGGCGTTGCCAGTTCTGGCGCGTAGCTGTGTACGGAACGAACGCGCTGAGGCTGGACGGTCACGATCTCGTGGCCACCGGCATCGCGAAGATCTTCCGCAAGCACCAGCAAGACCCGACCAAGTTGTCGACCATGCTGGGTGAGTACAAGTCCGCTTTGGCGGCAGGGAAGGGCGACTCGGCTCCGGTTGTGACCTCTTCTCTCGATGCGTTCAAGCGTATCATGTTCGACTTGGGCATCGAGGGTGATGTCAACATCACTAACGCTCAGGTCTATTTGACTCGCGTACAAAACGCTGTGAACACATGCGTTGACCAGGTGGACAGATCCGAGTTCAAGGGCACTACCGCGAACGACTGGATGGTGCTGATGTGCCAGACACTCGGAATCGAGGAGAAAGCACTGGCTGACACCAGCCATGATGCTCTCATGAAGCTTTTCAGCTTTCCTGACGCAATCCAGACGATTTTCCACGAGGCTGTCAAGCGTGCCCGCGACAAGGCTCTGTCCAAGGACGAACAGGGTCACTACCGTGACGTTTACCGTCGCCTTGAGTGGGTCGAGAAGCTTCTCACGAAGTGTTTCGGCCCGATCGGATGTGCGACTGACACTGTCACACTGGACGTTGTCTCAGGTGGTTACACCATGGAGGAGGCGTGTGACCCGGGAACGGATCGTTCTCAGTCACACAAGTACTTCGCCGTGGTGGAGCAGGCTATCAAGCAGGCTGACACTCTGGCATCTTGTGCTCGCCTGATCGACTACTGGTTGATCGTGGTGGACAACGAGAACGACGACCTTCACGCTATGTCTCGCATCGTCAAGATGCGCAAGAGCATGGGGTACTCTACGGAGATCCTCAGTCAGGCTAGCCCGAAGTTGGCCGCAGTGCTTCAGCAGAAGGACGGGCTACAAGCCGGTGTTCGCACCGAGCTCTCACCGGGAGCCTTTGTGACTGTTGTCGTGGACACAGCGTCTCGCAACAATGAAGCTGCGGTTCCGACGATTGAGCAGCACGGCATGACAGAGTGGCTGACCGCAGCAACGACGGCGGCTACGGCTACGACAGTGTAAGCGTTTAGCCAGAAAACAACCCGAAAGGGTACATAGTAATATCCCTTAACGCTTCTGTCGATTGTTCCTCATACCTTTGTACATGCTGTTATTACACAGTATCTAGAAAGGCTTTAACCCTTGATGCGATCGATCTAAAGATCGCAATCGCGAATGCGACCAGCGGGAATCGAACAAAGAGCTTCAGAGTACAGAACCGTAAGAGTTCCCTAGCTCAGCCAGCGCCTGGCCGGGCATCAGCCAACCGGGGAACTCCCTGGCGCCAGTGTCTAGTCCTGATACACGTTCACCCCAAACCGCGCTACATTCCTGACAAGAATGCGTGCTACCACTACACTATGGTCGCATCTAATTTCCTTATTCTCTTTAAGCTGTTTCTGTATCGCTCTGCGACATCAGGAAACAGCGGTCGCGAAGCTTTTAAGCCGGCAGTGGGATTCGAACCGATCGCATTCCGTAGCTCACGTGCTGCTCTAGTGACTTTCCCTCATAGAGCCTAGGATACTCAAGTCCATCACCCTGGGATTAACAGTTAGAACTCACACGTGCCTTCCAGAATGCGCCACATCACTGATGCCACACCCTCCACCTTCATATGGTGGCGCACTACCATTATGCTATGCCAGCAGTCATAAACACAGAAACCTTTAAGCCACTCTGATTATGATAGGGACGGCGGGAATCGAACCGTAACAGCGATCTCAAACTCTCCACATAGTAACCTCCTCTCAGGGGATTCCGGACTCCCCATCAACTCGGCTTTCAGCATCACGGAATCATCGATCAACCACTATTTTAGACACTACCTCTGGGTTATAAGCCTCAGCGCTCTACCAATGAGCTACGTCCCTACTTACATTATCATCTCTCTTTAAGTTAATGGGTATTTGTTCGTCGAATCCCGAACGTGAGAGATACATCAAAGTAGCTCTACCGTCTGTCCCTGTCGGGATCACCAGTAGGTACAACCAGTCAAATATTCGGAAGAAGTTAGGTCAGTATTTTGACGGATGTGATAAAAACAACCGGTACGTACGGTCAATCCTGTGGGAATCAGCGAAAAAATCGATTATTATACCCAAGGGTAAACATTACTGAGTACTTACCACCATGGCTGACTACAAAGTCTCAGAACTGACGATTCATCCGTTGGACAAGGGCGACGTCGAGCAGTATTTCAGGAAAACTCTCAAGTTCTCCTCGAAGGATATTCTTGATCTTGGCTACGGGAAGGACATCGACAGGATTCTCATAGAGCTCAAAACATCAGAGTGTGACTACTCTCTTCCCAATGACCCTCGGGTGATCACCTATTGGTACGATAACGGTTCTTGGGGGTTCTGCTCTGAGTTCGTTCTACGAGGCAGAGACGGGCTTTTCTACACCTTCCGGTACAGTGACCATCGCGGTGGCATGATAGGACTAGGTGGAGGTGACTTTTCTGGTCTTGATCAGGATACGTTTGATACCCTTGAGGAGGCTCTAAAGGTCTGTCCGAAAGCGATTGAGGAGGTTGAGGGTATGAAGGCTTGGGAGGAGATGTGTCAAGAGGAGGAAAGACAATGTATCAAAGATAGAAGGTGGTAAAAAAAATTGATCTAAAGGATCAGTCATAGTGATAAAAATGTACTCAAAAACAACTCTACGTACCGTGAAAAACTGAAAAAACAATGGCTTCTGACGGTAAGACCCCAGTGGAGACCAAAACTCCTACACGTAGTATCTACGTGGCAGGAAAATGGGCAGACCGTGAGCGGATTCACAAGGTGATTCAGCTTCTTCAGTCTTTCGGGCACAGAATCACTCATGACTGGACTCAAGTAGAGACAGGAACACGTACTCTGGAGTTCAACCAAATGTGCGCGGGTCTGGACGTGAAAGGCGTTCTCGACTCTGACATCGTCATCGCGGACATGACAGATCCGAATTACAGGTACCAAGGTACTTGTACGGAGATCGGGGCTGCCCAAGGAGCGAATATGTTACACGAGCTTACAGGCTTTCCAGACTCCAGAATCGAGATCTGGTACATCGGCGAGTTGAGACACGGAGTTTTCTTCTCCAAGTGTAAGCACTTCACTGATTGGCAACAAGTTTTACGAACACTTCATCCTCAAACATCTTTCAAGAAACTAGAGGATGAGTACACAGAGGTTCAGCGACTAGCTGGCAAGTGTTAACTGAGATAAAACAAATGTCCAAATCATAGTAATCATGCCCAAGTTTATCTGGCTGGAAGGTTATTACATTAATTTAGAGTTCGTCTCACTGGTCGAGTTGAAACAAGACGGTAACAGAGTGAACGTTATTATTGACATAGCAAACTCCTCTGAGAACGGGAAAGATAGATTAATCAAGACTTTTAGCAGTTTAGAGTCAGCGACGATATGGTGTCATCAGATCTTCGGTGGTTTCTGCGTGAATCCTCCTTGTCAGCCAAGGAACCTCTCCCCTTTAAAGTTACCATCGTCACCAGATACACCTAGCTCCCCGGAGATTGATCAAGATGATATCAGGTTGTTCGTGAAGACAGTCTCACCAACTCCCCCTCCACCACCGCCCTGGTCTCCGAACTCGTTATCACCGATTCCGGAGGTGAAAGGTGCGTTGTCGCCACTTTCCTACACACTGAAAACAATGATAGGAAAGGATGTAAAAGAGATAAAAACAAGAAAGACTAATGATGAATCCGATATACAACGGAAATCTTCTAATGAATCTGTTGTACGGCAGGGAATTAGTGAATCTGCTGTAAAGCTCTGCCAACGAAGAACGCGATCAAAGAGGCGACCCCACCCACCGTCAGTGTCTCAAGTCCGGAGTCGATCGGTGGGCTTGAACCACCGGTCGGTGGGCTTGAACCACCGGTCAGTGAGTCATCCAAAGAAAGTCCCTTCAGGTACCCGACCAAGAACAAAGCGAAAGCCGTGAACACGTACGAGTAGTTGTACATTTGTTTTCCTTTTGAGAGAAGATGACCTATGATGAAGGCTAGAAGAGGGATCATACCCATGCCGACAAACGCGAGAAACACGATAATAGCTGATAGTAAAGGTGATGGATACCGTAACACCCCTTTCTCTTTCATCCAGATCTCTTCCTCTGTTTCCGCAGACAGATAGCGCGATGCCGCCATTGAGAAGCCATCAGCCAGAACGTTAGAAAGACCGAGAATGATGATAATCGTGTACGGTAGGTTCGCACCGGCGGTACCAGAAACGATCGCGAACGTCGTAATGATCCCGTCGATACCACCAAAGACAAAGTCGGAAACGAAGTTCTCATTCATAAATGCTTAAATACTATGTGTTAGCCAAGATCAATCTTGTAGCCTTAACAAATATGATGGAAATTGATCTTTTCCGATAGAACTTCTCGAAAAAACTAGTATTTGACTTAAACAATCAAGAGAAACACCAGAACCTTTGTTGAATATGTCAAGACGAGGTAACTCACGGTTATCTGATGAGACAGAGTCCTTCTTTCGAGGGATCCTGGAGAAACACCCGGAACGTCTGCGTGAGGCTACTGTGAACACAGAGTTTATCTCAGACACTCGACGGCTCAAGTTTTCATCACCACCTGTGGAGTACAAACAGCCAGCTCAAGTAAGGATCGTGAACGGCGACACCATCGATGTAGCCTTTCAACTACAGCAAGAGGGTCTGAACCCTCTGGTTCTCAACATGGCATCTGCGTACAAGCCCGGAGGAGGTTGGCGCAAGGGTTCCAGGGCGCAGGAGGAGTCTCTGTTCTACCGGAGCACCTACGCGGTCTCTCTGGAGAACTGTATGGATCTGGACGAGAAGAGATCATGGAGCTACCCAGTTCCTATTTTCGGGGCGATCTACTCTCCTGATGTTTTCGTCTTCCGCGGGAACGCTAATCAGGGATATCCTGTTTACCCATGGGAGCAGTGTACTTGGATGAACTTTGTCGCTGTGGCCGCTCTGCGTAAGCCGAGGTTGACACATAACAGAAGGCTGAAGCAGAAAGACGTGAACATCATGATGATGAAGATCGAGAGCATCTTCAAGATCGCTCTCCTGAAGGGACACGACTCTGTCGTTCTGGGCGCTCTTGGGTGTGGTGCGTACGGCAATCCTCCTGAGGATATCGCGATGATCTTCCGGGAGGCTATTGATGCTTACCTGCCTTTCTTCAGGCGGATCACGTTTGCCATTCTTGATGACCACAACACAAAGAAGCGTCACAACCCGAGGGGGAACCTGAGGGTTTTTCGGGAAGTTTTATCAGATCTCGTAGAGAAGACGAAGAAGAGGATTGAGTCTTTGCCGGATGTTCCGAATGAGGAGAAAAAGTCTGAGAACTCTGACCACGAACGCCAGAAATCTTAAAAGCCATTCCCATGCCAAGACCGAAGCCAAAACCGTATGTGATCTTACACACGACAGTTCTCGCTTCTGTTAACATAGTTTTAACAAGATTGTTCATCTTAATTGCTTCGCTTTTCGTGAGATCTTTTAAGTGTCTCCTAAAACATTATCGTAGGTAATGTCATACTGACATCAGGTGCTCAACATGATGGAAATGAATGAGTATGTATGGTGTTTTCTCGGAGTCGCTGTTATTCTTCTGGTCATGGTTCATTCTTACCCCATGGTTCTGACAAAAGGTCCTAAGAGAGACTTCTCTCCACCCAAGGAGAGATTCCGTATGCCTCCTAAACAGAAGGCTCAGTACACCTCTACGTTGGGACACCCTCAAGCAACACGAGAGCCGTCTCGCATGCAAGCAGTTCGTGAGAACTTTAACAGTACAGCTACGAACAATTTCCAACAGTTCGCGAACAGACCACAGATGAGTGGTGGTGGTGCCACAATGCCTGTTGCTTATCAGACAGCAGGTGTCGACCCTCGACGTATTATCGAGCCGATGACACAGGCTCCTCAGAACGCTCCAATGATGCGTTACTCGGACAACCAGCCTCAGCAGATGCATCAGGCTCCTCTAAACGCTGTTGGCGCTTACGGAGCTCATCAAGGTGGTCATCAAGGCCCACCTCCTCCAATTGAGACAAACCCACGAAGACAGCAAGAGCAGGCGAATGTTGTCCCGTTAACTCCTCAGGGAATGGCGACTCCACAGCAAGAGTTAGAGAGAATGGCTGTGAACGCCGCAGCCACTCATGGTGAGTCTATGTCTGGCGACAACTTCTTCGCCTCAGGTGGTCTCTCTCCTGCTAACGGCTCTGAGTTTGGCTCCCCGTTTTAACTTAACACTTAAGAAACTTATCATATATCGTCATATTTTGATGGATCAGAAACTTGTTATAACAAGATACACGCCTTGTCGCGGAGCGCACAAACATACAGCTCTCCTCATTGTAGGAGAGAGTGCCTCAGGGAAGACATTACTGGTAAAACGTTTACTGAAAGATATCAAGGTAGATCGCAAGATCGTCTTTGGTTTGAGACATGAGTACGATGATATTGTTGACCCTCAGTTTGTTCATGAGAACGTGAACGAGGAGTTGTTGAGGCGTATCCTTCGCTTTCAGACAGAGAGAGTAAAACTGGAAAAAGAGAGACAGACGTGTTATTATGATGAGGTGAACCATCCTCTACGTATGGTCATGGTGTTTGATCGATTTCTAGACAGAGGGTTTACACAGTCATCCACATTTCAATCTCTTGTGGTTAACTCACGTCATTTTCTCATAACTGTTATTCTGACAGCTCAACACGCTACCTATTTCTCTCCACGTGTTCGTATGAACATGGACGCCGTTCTGATAACAGGAGGATGTACGGTACACTCTCAGTTACGTAGACTATACGAGGAGTATTTTAGTGTTTTTAATAGTTTTGAGAAGTTCAGAAAAGTTTATGAGAGTATCACAGGATCTAAAAAGTACAGAGTGTTAGTCGAGGACAACACAGTTCGTGATCAGATGGGATCTGTTAAGTACTACGACTCTACATCTGATCGCTCTATCCACTGGAAGCGCATCGCGTGGAAACTTCTGATGATGGAAACTCTGAACAGAAAGAACGAGTTTCCCCTTGAGATTAACCGTATGGTCGTCACTATGTGTTGATCATACTATGGGGGGTACAAATTCTTAAGGGTGGTACCCGAGTCACCCTCTTTCTCACTTACTCCTGCCCCTGCCACTTGTCAGTGTGTTGCCTGTTGAAGTATATGGTCTGCTGACGTTGTAGAGGAGTCATCTTGTCGTAGTCTGTAGGGGGTACGAGAAGCTGAAGTCCTGTTCCTGGCGTGCGCTTAAAAGCCCACTCCTCCGCAGACATTGTCCACGCTTCTGTACGCGGTGTACAGTCCTCACTCCTGGTTCCGAAACGCAGAATGAGCACCAGTGTGGCACCGTTGTACTCCTTCTTCTGCAGATGTCCTTGCCACTTTGTCATGCTCTCCGGCACGATCGCGTGACCCTCAATTTGGCCACATCCTTGGGCGTGAACACCTGGCACGGCGCGACGAATATCAAGATTGTCGACGCTCATACCCTTCGGGTAGTAAACGGTCACACCAGTCACCTCACCAAATAGACACACGGTCACATCACCTCTGCGAGACTTGTTGATCACACGTGGTGCCACAGACTTAGCCTTGAAAGCGTTGCCCATAGTTGCTTGTTGAGTAGTAAGTGTAAGTTGAAAACGCTAGAAAGCCAATGAAAGCTTGAACGTGATGCTTGAATTGATCAAGACTTGATCCTTTTATAATCTCACCTACCTAACTCGTTTCAATTTTGAGACTTAAAGAGATCAAGGTGGAAAAACCATTAACGTACCCGTTAAATATCATTATGGCCGATAACAAAATCTCAACGCAACGTGTGTGGGATATGGCCTACCAGGGTGATCTGGAAGGCCTCAAATCCCTCTCCCTCACCCAGGATGACGCCGATATGGCGATTATGGGTGCGTCTTCGGCGAGTTTCGAGCTCCTCAAGGGTGCTCAGTTCCCGGAGGAGATCAAGACTATTCTGCCGACACTGGACGAAAAGACCAGAAAGCAGGCGAAGGTGCTTTCTGACATCGTCTGGTACGGTGTTAGCCAGGGTGGTTGTCTTCTCTGGTCTATTCAGCAGACAGAGGCAAAAGGAGGGGAGACTAAACAGAACTCCTTCTTCAGTAGGGTCTCCATGAGAAAGGGCCCTGGAGATATTCAGAAGGGGTCTTTTAAGGGTAAGTGATAAGTGATTTATTGAAAAAACAGTATAAACAAGGTGACGTCTAATGAAAGAGATGAAGTACGTACTCGTAACAGGAGGTGTGATCTCTGGACTGGGGAAAGGCATCACGTCAAGCTCAGTGGGCTTACTGCTAAAACAGTGTGGGTTTCGCGTGACCGCGATCAAGATTGACCCTTATCTGAACACAGATGCTGGAACGATGTCTCCTTTTGAACACGGTGAGGTTTTCGTGGTTGATGACGGAGGTGAGACAGACCTTGATCTGGGCTCGTACGAGCGCTTTCTGGATATCTCTCTGACGAGAAATCACAATATCACGACTGGGAAGATCTACTCTGAGGTGATTCGACGCGAGCGTAAGGGTGATTATCTTGGCAAGACAGTCCAAGTCGTACCTCATATCACCAACGCAATTCAGGACTGGATGACACGAACCGCTGCTATTCCTGTTGATAACTCAGGAGAACCACCGGAGGTATGTATGGTTGAGTTGGGTGGTACAGTCGGAGATATCGAGGGGATGATCTTCTTGGAGGCTATGCGTCAGTTCCGTTACAAGGTTGGTGAGAACAACTTCTGTCATCTTCATGTCTCTCTTGTGCCAAATATGACAGAGCCGAAGTCGAAACCCACACAACACGGTGTGAAAAATCTCAGGTCAGCTGGTCTACAACCTGACATGATCATGTGTAGAGCCAAGCAAGAAGTGCCTGAGTCCATTCGCCGTAAGATATCTAATTTCTGTATGGTTCCGTTAGATCAGGTGATCTCTGTACATAACGTGGCGGACACTTACGCAGTGCCTCTGTTGCTAGCCTCACAGAACGTACATGTTCACATCTCTAAGAAGCTTTCTCTTGAGGGTACCTTACGAGGAATGACTCCCTGGGAGAATCTTCTGACAGAGAAGAAGGGTGAGGTGAGAATAGCGATAGTCGGGAAGTACGTTGAGCTTCATGACGCTTACTTGTCAGTGATGAAAGCTCTGTATCACGCAGCGTACAAGTCAAAGCTACATCTGAACATTCTGTGGATAAACTCTGAGAAGATAGAGTCTATAGGAAGCTGGCAAACCCTGGAGAGAGCGGACGGTATTCTCATACCAGGTGGGTTCGGAGATAGAGGTATTCGTGGTAAGTTAGTCGCTGCGGAGTACGCCAGGACGAAGAGAGTACCTTTGTTGGGTATCTGTCTGGGGATGCAGATTATGGTGATCGAGTACGCTCGTAACGTTCTGAACTGGAGCGCGAGCTCAGAGGAGTTCGACCCGAACTCTGTTTGTAAGGTGATTATCAACATGCCCGAGATCTCATCCACACACATGGGTGGGACGATGAGATTAGGGTCAAGACTAACATCTCTGAAGATGGACTCTCTGGCTCACTCAATCTACAAGAAGCCTGAAGTGGCGGAGAGGCATCGACATAGGTACGAGGTAAACCCTGACTGTGTTCAGGATCTGGAAAAAGCTGGTCTAATTTTCTCAGGAAGAGATGATCGCAAGGAACGCATGGAGATAGTTGAACTCTCCGAAGAAACACATCCGTTCTACCTCGGAACTCAGTTCCATCCTGAGTTTAAGTCGAGGCCTCTACGTCCATCTCCTGTTTTTCACTGGTTTGTTGAGGTGTCACATCGAACTCGTCAGGTTCCAAGAACAACATCATCAACGGTCCAATGTCTATACCAAAACTTCGACTCATCTGAGACTGAAGATACTGACTAAACATAACTCTGTAGGTTCTCAGAAACAACTCGGTCTCCATAATCATAAACTCATCAACCTCTATCCTATGGCGATTAACTAACTTGGGGCAGAACTCGTCCTTCATGATTCCCCATAACATATGGGCGACTGATCGAATCTCATCGTCGGTAAGAGGGCCGTGTACGTTTGAGACAGCATGGACGCAACGTATGATCAGATTTCGTACTAACCTCTCTGTGGCGTCCTGTAAGTGAAAGGAGTTTGGGAAGAACGTGTTACGAAACTGCTTAGCTGTTATTTTAACAAGGTTTTCCAGCTCCATTTACGCTACGTGTGGCGATCTTTATGTTGATCACCAGACGTAAATAGTAAAAATCGAAACAATTATCCATAAGAGTACCTAAAAGGTAAGCAAGAGGAATCAGACAACGGACTATCACGAAACACAAACATGATGCTGTCTCGTATTGCTCTGATTTTCGCGCTTGCGTTCGCCGTTTTTGGTGTTCTGCTCACGATGTGGTGGCCCTTTGGCACCACGACTTCCGACGAGGGTGTGCCTTCAGCGACACCCAACACGCAATCGAAAACTAATCAGTGGACGTTTATGGGCATGCCAGTCTGGCTCTTCGCTCTTGGCTACGTGACGCGTATGTTCGACCCTCTCTGGGTGTTCATTCTTCCTTTTTTCAAGGTGAGAGTCTACGTAGTGGAGAACAAGACCAAGGTTACCGGAATTCTTGGTGTCATCAAACACGCCTCGAAATGGAAGGAGGACAAGCCTTCTGACTTGGTTCTCGGCAAGTGGTTTGTCGGTTATGTTCGCATTTCTGGTGGTGGCAGAGGGATGTATGAAGGTGGTAATGAGATCAAAGGTCGTATCACACTTGTATGCACAGAGAAGCAGTACAAGGAACTCATGAAGACGGCTACAGGAGACGAGCAGAAGGTTCTCGGCAGGAAACGTAAGAAGGGGAGCAACACTACTGAAGAGAGAGATATGATGGAGGAGAAGGTGTCGCAAAGCGAAAAAGAGTTCAACCTTCACTCACGCATCGAGTCGTGCCTTTGGCGCATGTGTTACGAGCCTGAGAAGGTTAAGATTCGTGCGCAGGAGTACAAGCGCCAGACGATCGTTCTGGATAAGATTCAGGAGATGTTCGAGGAACAGGGGATATGTGTAGCTTTGATCTATGGACCACCTGGTAGCGGGAAGACTCGGCTCGGACCGTATCTGGCTGCGCGACTGGGAGGAACCCTTGTGGACGAGTGGAACCCATCTCTTCCTGGAGACGGGTTTCAGGGAATGGCTATTTCTGCGAAGAGAAGCAAAAAGACCCCCCTGGTCGTTCTTCTGGACGAGGTTGACGGCATTTTGCGCACGATCATGCCACTGCCAGAAGACGCGAAAATGGAGGACAGGAAGTACCCCGAAGGTCTTCTGGCGGATATCTCATCAAGAGCAACATGGAACAAGTTCTTTGAGAGACAACATGAGTTTGGACAGAATGTCATCTTTCTGCTCACAACTAACGTGTCACCCGAGGATCTGAACGAGAGAGAGAGACGGTACATGGGTAAGAGAATCGCGTCCTGTCTGCGCCCTGGACGGGTTCACATGATGTTCGAGATGACTCATGACAATGCGAGGGTTCTACCACACGAGTTGGGAGAGACCGATCACTCTTAAGAGAAAAAAAACAAAATAAAAGGGTGATCCCCATCATAGTTTTATCGAGACGTCAAAGGATACTGATTCGAAAAATCGATTATTCAGCCAAAATATTCTGTTTTTAGTAGCAACAATCTCCAATGACGGTCGAATCTCACTACCTCATTTACGGGGTGAAACTGACACTGCTTGATATTATCAGAATATCTGTTTTTCGAGACGCTCTTTTCCCGAATGTGGAAAGGAGGATTCGTGAGGACACCCCCGAAGATGAGGAGAGATATATCCTTCAGAGTTTGGAGATGGTCTCTCAGGAGGCTGTAGAGAGAGCAGGAGAGATGTTTGGTGATTCTGTCGCCGAACTCATCGAGGAGATTGTCCTCGGAAAAAGGTTAAGCGAGGAGGAGAGCAAGGAAATTGAGGAGAACTTAGATGTAGACTGGTCATGGGGTTCATGGATCGCAGATAAGATCGCGACCAAGTACAATGTAGAGGTCAAATATATCGGTATCCCACATGATGTTCTGGAGTGGGATGAAAATCGTGGAGATAACTCCGTTGGTTTTATCGGGTGGTACCTTGAGATTGGGAATGATCTCGAAGGATCAGATGACTGTGACGATATTCCTGTCAAAATGACAAGTTTTGACTCTTACAGAATCAAACATGTGTTGAAACAACACTTTCCCAATCATGCCGTGAGGTACTACCAGGTTCATGATGACTGTAACTGCTGTAGTTAACCATTTTACATCACCATAGTATACTGGACAATTTCACACGTCGAATGCCCAGACAGATCACTATCTTCGCAGGCTCGTTCAAACCCCCTCATAAGGGACACTTCTCTTTAGTGAAGAAGATGTTAAAGTGTACCGCTAAACCTAGAAAAGGTGATAAAGGCCCTGGTTACGTATACATTTTCATCTCGAGAAAGCCGAGAGAGCCCTGTGACGGGATCAACGGTCCTGTTAGTAAACAAGTATGGCAGGCTTACGTGAACACCCTGTCAGCTAAAGACCAGAAAAGAGTTAGGTTGGTGCTCTCTGCTCTACCCTCTCCGACACAGACGGCTTACGGGTTCGCTAAACGTATATCCTCGCCAGGAGACATGTTCTTTCTGATTAAGTCGGCTAAGAACGCGACGAACACGAGATACGCCTCCTTTAAGAGCCTCAAGAACAAGGCTCAGTACAAGACTTTGATATTACCAGGGTTCGAGTCCATGCACTCCACGGATATGCGTAAGGCTATCAAGGCGGGAAAGCGTGCGGAGTTCTACAAGTTTCTACCCAGTGAGATGAAGAAGGCTGAACGTGAGAAATTATGGAAAAAGTTGAAGCCTTTGTGTAAGAAATCAAGGTCAAAGTAAAGATTATGAAGTGTGATCCGTAGATCACAAAAAGTCCCACTCAATCGTCATAAGATCATTACATGATGGTGTTCGAGGGAGATTCTCATGCATTACTGCTAGTAAGCCGTCTCCCACGAAATCTTCCATACAGTGATGATGTACGTAGACAGCCTCACAGGCACCGTTCCAGGTGACAGCCATTGTTTTTGAGTCACCATAATTACCACAGTGCTCACAGCAGAGTGTGTTCCCGTACGGGCTTAGCGGATCTCCTAAGAGAACATCTAGATAAGGGTTTGGGTTCAACAGGAAGAACTCCGGTGCGTAATCCGCGAAACACGGTGTGATCCCACCAGAGTAACTTGGTGGTTCTACACTAATAATCTCTGGTGTCTTCGACTTCACCTCCCCTGGTGGGATGGGTGACGGAGACGGACTGTTACATCGCAGGTCTGGTGACGGGGATCTTGAACGAGAGCTCGCGCTGTTACTGGAACGAGACCTTGAACTTCGGGATGGGGGTGAAAGAGATCTTTCTTTCTGGGGTGAAAGCGAACGCTTTCGTGGTGGTGTAGGTGATCGACGCCGTCTTGATCGGCTCCTGCCGACACGCTTGCGTCGTTTCTCCACAACAGAACTCCAGTACTTCCCCCAGTAATCAAGGTTTCGTCCTGTGTCTTTCTTCGTCTCCTTCAGACATTTCCTACAGAATGTCTGTGTTTTCAGGTTGATTGTGTCGAAGTACTCGTATTCCCTCACATTCTTGAGAACCTTGCTCTCCTGGCAGATGGCTCGCGAGAAGTTCTCTCCGATCCAGGTGTCCTGACAGATATGCCAAGTTCTGGAGGAACCCTTCCATACATGCTCGGTGTTACCCAGAACATGAGAGGTCCAGCCTAACCAGAGCCCCTCGAAATCCTCCTGAAACTTTCTTTCTGGATCCATCGGAACTGAGTCTGAGAAAACAGAGAACGTCTAGGGATCTCAAAACGTTTGTTGTACGGATAAGATAAAAATCAAGGAAAACTAGATCTATTTTTTCCTTGATTTCTTACAAGAGCGCTAGGCGATGTGGTACTTTCTAATTCTTCTGTTTCTAGGGCTCACTTTGTTCGTATGGTCTAGACGTCTGTTGAACTATCAGAAAGAGATCTTCCGTTGGCACTGTGAGAAAGTCTACCCATTTGACAAGAAAATGAGCAAGAAGGAGCTGAAATACGTTCAGGACTGTATCGAGATCTCCTGGTGGGAGTGCCTGCGCCCACTCTTCCTTTTCTGGGACGAGATGTTGCCTAGACTCTCCTTCTTCTGCTACTCTCAAAGGGTTGATGGTGACAAAATGAATAAAAGTAGGATGGCTTACGGCTCACTGATGAGACCTGGGGCTACTTATGAGTTCGCCAAGCCTGTTTTGGAAGAGAGAAAGATCCAACTGCCGTTACAACCAGGGGGTAACCTCGCTTTCGGAGGTCTTGGCTGGGATATCGAGGAGGGTCACCTCAAGGTTTACTATCGATTCCACGACTTTCAGAAGCTTCCGGAGGTTTACAAGAAGTTAATGACTGACGGAGGCACGGACACTTGTGCTCCCCAGGGTATCCTATCGTGGACTTTTCAAGGGTCCGCCCTTATAGAGACAAAAGTGTACCGATACCCCTCCTCGGAGAAAGAGGCTCATCTTTACTCTGCCACCAGAAAAGACGTACAGACAGACTGTAGTATGGACGACACTTGGCAAGACAAGGTGAATGAGAAAGGACAGGAGATCATAGCTTTATACGGGGAGAAGAAGCTGTATCTTGACACCATCACTGTGAAGGACAAAGATCATTTCACTCTGTACTTTCCTCAGGCTATGTGAGTATTGTGAGTATTGTGATCATTTAGTCGATGAAATGAACTGTCACCTTCTTCTTTCTTGCTTTCGCTTTCTTGATAGTATCCTGAGTTCCTTTTCCGGTCTGGCTAGGGAACGCCAGGATGTGAGTACACAGAGTCGCGATATGAGTGTTACGCACAGGACCTGCCTGCTTCCCGTACGTGTTCCAGTCAGCATGAATCTCCTCCAGAGGAAGATTCCTCTCATTAGCGTACTCTCTGGCCAGAGAGTCCGCCCCTTTAGCGCCACCAGAGACGATAATAGCAGGTTGTCCGTTAGATTCTATCCACTCACTCACAACTCTCTCGAACTTGTTCTTATCTTTGAAATTGCGGGATCCTACAATTCCAAGGCAGATTCCTTTTTTCTGAGAGTTGTCAAGTGACATATCGGATGTTTTCTTTGTGAGATCTGTTTCGCTCATCTTGATGTTACTAGATACGCAGAGTAGTTTATGTCATCTAAAACAGAAAAATAAGAGTGTTTCTGTCGCGCATTCTTCGCACATATTCCTTCGTTTTTCTCACATAAAGAGTTTGCCCATCAAGATCAAAGTAACAATGACAGAGAAAACACTATGTTTGGTTATGATCGTTAAGAACGAGTCAAAGGTTATCCACCGATGTCTTGACTCTGTCTCCAAATACCTTGATTACTGGGTGATTTGTGACACAGGATCAACAGATAACACGAAAAACATCATTAAGTCTTACTTTGAAGAGAGAAAGATTCCTGGTGAGCTCCTTGAACATGAGTGGAAGAACTTCGGACATAATAGGTCACTTGCGGTACAATCCGCTCAGAACAAGGCTGATTATCTTCTTCTCATGGACGCTGATTTCGTCTTCAAGGTGAAGGATACTGATTTCAAGAAAAAAATGACGGGGAACGGGTACCTTATCAAGTATGAAGGTAACCTTGATTACCGTCAGCTACTTTTAGTTAGTGGTAAGCACAAATGGGTCTACGTCGGTGTAACACATGAGTACATTCACTGTCCTGATATCCCATCTGGTTCAACGAACGCCAAGTTTGACGGGTTCACTTTTCATCATCTTGCTGACGGAGGTGAGAGATCAAACAAGTTTACAAGAGACATTGAGCTTCTTGAACAAGGACTGAAAGACGAGCCTAATAACTCTCGTTACATGTTCTATCTTGCGCAGTCTTACAAAGACTCTGGTAAGTATGATCAGGCTATCAAGTGGTATAGTACCAGGATAGAGAAAGGGGGATGGAACCAAGAGAATTACTACTCAAGATATCAAAAAGCTATCTGTCTGTACAGAAAAGAGAAGGAATTAAATAAGAATGTGATTGAAGCTTATTTGGACGCCTATAATTACAGACCTTCCAGACTTGAGGCTCTCCATGATCTCATTCGTGAACTAAGATTAAAAAAGAGATATACTGAGGGGTTTCGTTATGGTATTCAAGCTTACGGAACACCATACCCAGGAGATGTTCTGTTTATTGACAAGGCGATTCATGATTGGAAGTTTAATGATGAGCTTTCACTTGTTGCCTACTACTGTGGGCACTCTGATCTTGCGAAGGTGATTTACGACAGGATGTTTGCTCAAGAGAAGTTCCCTCAGAGTAACATGAAAAGAGCTCTTCAGAACTACAAGTTCTACACAAAAGCTGTTGGTAAGATGGATACATCAAAGATTCCAACCGATGAGAAACCTGAGCAGAAGGTAAATCAGACCACACCTGTAAACCCTCCTGCTAAAAAAAAAGAACAAAAAGAGGGAAAAGAGGGAAAAGAGGGAAAAAATGAAGAAAACGTAAGTAACTCAAAGGCTGTTACCACAGATGGCATAGAGAGGAAAGTAGCTATTGTGATTGTGAACGAGAATCAGAAGAAAGAGACAGAGGAACTTCTGGAGAGAGTGAGTCAGATCTGTAAGTATCCTCATCGTGTAATCCTTGTCGATAACTGCTCAAGAAAAGAGGAACAGTCAGAGCACACAGAGATTTATCTACGAAAACAAAGAGTGGGACTGTGTAATGCTTGGAGAGTTGCGATGGACTACACGGTATCTCTGGAGGAGAAGGACAAAAAAAGATTTTACGCTTACTTTTTCCTCTCTCCGACAGTGAAGATTCTCTCAGACATTGACTTTGTAAGATCAACAGTTACTCATTTTACAGAGAGAGAGGACGTTGTGGGTGTTCATCCTGCTTTACAAGACACAGTGACTGATATCTGCCATCTTGTTCACGAGAACACATGTAGAGTACGAGAGGTTCAGTCGTTGGGACTAAACGCTTGTTACAGAGCAAGTTGGCTCACAAGCATCGGAGGATTTGAACAGAGATTCGTGGAAGGAGATGGAACGAATCTTGAGTTCTCATGTTTGGCCAAGGTGATGAACTACAAACTACTTGTCGATGGAAGATGGGTGATCCAGGACGTTCCGGATATCAAGGAAATCTCACAGAGATCTTTGGAGGTCGCGAACAAAAAGTACAACTGTAAGAACTTTGTTGAGTTCGCCTATAACCCACCGGACGAGATAACGATATGTAAAGATACAGATGATCTTGATCCTTTGCGAGAACCCCCGAACTTTAACAGAGATTTTGAGAACCCAAACCAGTATCTTAGTCAGAAACGAGAGAGGTCTGATAAGGTCGCGATAATCATAACGAACTACAACATGATCGAGAGAGCGAACAATCTTGTGAAAAGGATTGGTGAGGTGGTGAAACATCCTCATGAGGTGATTCTTGTGGATAACGGATCGGATAAGGTCTCGGAGTCCGAGAGTACGCATATAGCTCTGCGTGAGAACGTTCAGGCGTGTAACGGATGGTTAACAGGTCTTAGTTACGCGGACGCTATGGAAAGACTTACTGGTAAGACAGATGATCTCTTCTTCGCTTACTGTTTCGTCATCACCTCTTCTGCTGTAAAAACAGATGATGATTTTATTGAGAGAATAGTCAGATTGATGAAGGAGGATCCTGATGTTGTCGGAGTACATCCATCTCTTACAGATGAGTCCACAACGTCATGGACTCAACATATCAAACGAGGAGGAGAGGGAGTTTACGAGATGAACATGATGGATAACATATTCTCATGTTATCGTGCCTCGTGGTTTAATCAGATCGGAAGATTTGACAGAAGATTTACTTACGGATGGGGTATTGATATCGAGACATCTACTATTGCTCGTCGTCAGAAGAAGAAGTTACTTCTGGACTGTAGATCAACTGTGGAGAAAATCACGAATATAGGGTACACAATGAACCGTATGAGTGAGAACGCTCGTTCTCGACATAATAACGCTAATGACGAGATGAATGATGTCACACGGCTAAAGTACAACGAGCATACAAACTCCGCGTACATTAAGTTCCTCTCTTTCGGAGAACATCTTCGTCAAAGAAGACCGTACACCAACGAGTCTAAGATAAGAAATCAGCAATCAACTGAATAGCTTTCTTATTCGTTCTCTCTACACCCTCCTTCGTGTTCGAGCTGTTATGAGAGCCGAACATAGTATTATTGAATCCTCGAAGATCGGAGTTTATAGGCAAAGGCTCTGTCTCGAAAACGTCCGTGGCGTAACCCGCGATCTCTTTTCTCTCTAATGCTCTAACTATAGCACTTGTGTCCACGACAGGGCCTCGTGCTACGTTCACGAGAATTGCTGTGTTTTTCATCGCCTTTAAAAACATGTCATTTACCATATGATGTGTTTCTGGAATAAGTGGACATGAGAGTATGACGAAGTCGTACTCAGGTAGTCCTGTAAGATTTTGAACATTTATAGGAGTTCGTCCACGCCATTGATCTATCCAATCTTTTGAGGCACCATAATGTATTGGTTCCTGACGGTACATCGGATCTTTCACGTAACAGATAACACCGAAAGCCTTTAGTCTTCTCACGATAGCTTTCCCGATGTTCCCGTACCCGATCACCAGAGCTTTCTTGCCGTTCAGGGTTATACCTAACGGCTTGTACCATTTACCTGATCTAACTTGACGATCTATCTCGTGTGTCTGTCTACACATACACAGAAGATAGCTCAATGCGGAGTCCGCCACCTCCTCTCCGAACATTCCTGGTGTGTTAGAGAACTTGATACCCAGGTCTTTACAAGCTTGTTGATCAATAGAGTCTACACCGATACCCCATTTTACAAGAGCACGCAACTTACCTGACTTTCCTTTCTCAAGAACAGCACGTGTCGCAGGATCATCTCCTGCGATCCATCCGTCATAATTCGCGATGATATCAAGAAGTTGTTCTTCTGACAAATGTTGCTTCACCTCTGGTATATCAAACTCGATTTGGTGAGCAGCTAATAACTGCTCGAAATCATCAATTGTTGCGATAAGATTGGTACATGTGATAAGTATCTTTTTTTGGTTGCTCATGGCTGATATAAAAGGACATTAAGGATCCCCTTATATCAGAATGGCTGAGTGGGAGAAGATACCTTACGGTTGGGAAGAGACTCATGGAAAGTACAGATTCATCTCTGAGCGTCAAGAGATCAAGAATCTACCTGACAGAGAGTTTGACGTGATTGTTGTGATGGCAGGTGGACTTGACGATAACGGATGGATTCACCCATGGGTTAGAAATCGCTTGGATGTTGCTATTGAGTTGTACAAGAAGAAAGAGACACCTATCATATGTACAGGTGGTGGTACGTATCACAAACCACCGGCTCTTAATCAAGAGAGATTCGTTATTCACGAGGCGACTGCCTGTGCGGAATACCTCATAAACAACGGTGTGAAACCAGAGAGTATTATTAAGGAGTGGGGGTCTTATGACACGATCGCCTCAGTGTATTTCACACTTCTGCTTTGTATATCTCCGAGAAATTGGAGAAGGATCTGCGTGATCACGTCAACATTTCATATGCCACGTGTAGAGCTTCTTTTTAACTGGATATGTGGTCTTCATCATCACTACCACTGTACATTTGTTGAGGCGAAAGACGATAATCTTGATCAGAAAGTTGTCGCGCAAAGAACTCTACGTGAGCAGAAGAGTGTTGAGAACGTTGCTAATTTACGAAAGAGTATATCTACCAAGGAGGAGTTTCACAGATGGTTATTCACGCAACACAAAGCTTATTCATGTAACTTCTCGAAACAAGAACGTGAAAGGATTCCTGACTCTCAGAAGCTCTCTTACTGAGTTAAAGGGTTAGTGTGTTATACACCATACGTAAAAATGACAGAAAAAGTTGTTTTAGTCACAGGATGTGCTCGTGGAATTGGTGAGGATATATGTAAGTTTTTCAAGATAAACGGATGGAGAGTTTTTGGTGTTGATATTACGGAGGCTAAACATGATCATTGTGATACATCATACGTTCTTGACGTTTCTGCTCCTGTAACAGGAGATATGTTGCTTTGCGATATAGATAGATTGGACTGTCTTGTCAATAACGCCGCGAAACAGGTGTGCCTCCCTGTGGAGAAGACGTTAATATCAGATTGGAAGTCTGTTTTAGATGTGAACTTAATAGGACCTGCTTTACTCAGTAAAGCTCTTCTACCACTTCTGAAACAGACAAAAGGCTCAATAGTGAACATATCATCTATTCATTCTTTGGTAACATCAAAAGATATAGCCTCTTACAGTGTTAGCAAGGCTGGATTGGCAGGTCTGACAAGAGTTTCCGCGATTGATTTCGCGAAACACGGAGTGAGAGTGAACGCTGTCTCACCTGGAGCTATAGACACACCGATGTTAAGAGCACACCTGAGCACTGAGGAGGTTGAGAGAATGGGTGAACGTCATCTTGTGGGTAGGATCGGAAAACCGGAAGAGGTTGCACAGTTGGTGATGTTCTTAGCAGACAATGAAAAATCGGGGTTTATCACTGGTCAAAACATAGTAATGGACGGAGGCGCGTCTATTCGCCTCAGTACTGAAGTATAAAAAGAGTATAGAGAAAGCAGATAAGTGAAAAATGAAGTTCATAGGACTAATTCCTGCGCGCTACGCCTCAACTAGGCTCCCCGGAAAACCTCTCTGTGATATTGGTGGCAAACCGATGATCGAGCATGTTTACAACTCCGCCGCGAAATGGGAAAAGTGGACAGGGTTGTATGTGGCTACAGATGATGAGAAAATACGTTCCTGTTGCGAGGAGAGGAAGATCCCTGTTATCATGACACGTTCTGACCACACAGACTGTCTTGACAGATGCTCTGAGGCAGCTGATAAGCTCCTTGATCAAGGGATCTCTGCTGATCGTTACATTATTATTCAGGGCGATGAACCTTTGTTTAACGTTGAGACGTTGAACACCGACTACAGACACGAGAACATTAATTTCTACACAACGATCAATGAGGTGGATGATGTTCCTGACCCGAACGTACCGAAAGTGGTGGTCTCTAAGACAGGTAGAGCTTTGTACTTCTCGCGATTCGGTGTTCCTTACGCGAACCCGAAGACTTGTCGAACAAACGGAAGACCTGTTTACTACAAGCAGATCGGTGTTTACGCTATGTCTTTAGAACAACTACGACTATACGTATCACTATCATCCACTAGTCTTGAAAACTTTGAGGGGATCGGTCTGAACAGACTGTTGGAGAATGACTATGAGATTCATATGGCTTTTACAGAACATGACTCACTTTCTGTTGATACAGAGGAGGACAGACAGAGAGTCGAACGAGTCTACCTCGAGGGACATAAAGGCTGAGCCTCCCAGATGAGTATATCCTACAATGAACAAGTTCTTCACACAGAACCGAAGCAAAGAAACAGCTCTGAGCATTTACAGACAAAGGATCGAGGATGCTAAGATTATTTACGACAAGTTTGCGGACTCATTCATTCCTAGACCATGTCCTTACTGTGACTCCACAGAGTACACAGAGGAGGAGAAGTTTATTGGTCTGTACGAGGTAGCAAGATGTTCAAGTTGTTCCTTCACTTATATCAGACTCGTGCCTAACAACGAGGCACTTTCATATTATTATAATGAGTGTAAGTGTAACTTAATGTTAGACGATCTGTTTCGTAAGAGAGCGACAAAAGGTAAGAAAAACGTTGTCAACAGGGGAAAGCTTAATGAGGTCATGGCGATTATTGACAAGGTGGAGCTCAAGGACGAGACACCTCTTCGTGTTCTTGAGATAGGATGTGGATCTGGTTCTTTTCTCAATCTTCTTCAAGAGTCTTTGGATGAGAGAAAGATTAATTACGAGTTGTACGGTGTTGATCTGGATAAGAACGCAATTGCGAAGAACGCTAACTCAAAAGTACGGATGAGTTTCGGAGGCGCAGAGACATTTATTCATGATCAACGTTTCGATCTTATTATACACTTTGAGTTGATTGAGCATATTATTAACCCTAGTAGGATGATGGGTAATATCTTTCTTCACCTGAAGCCGAACGGTTACTGCTTCTTCTCGACTCCTAATTCATTAGGACTCGAGATTAAGGCTATTGATTACAATAAGACAAGATTCTTAGCTCATAGCATCTTTCCACCGATGCATATCAACGGGTTTAACCCGCAGAACATCACTCATTTTATCCTCCGAAACAGTTTCAAAGTGAGGGAGATTAAGACTCCTGGTATCTTTGACGTCTCAATTCTTCTGAGCACGGCTGAGTTGGAGGAGTTGGATGATTGGGTTGATGAGATGAAAAATCTTGACGACGCAACTCTCGGAACTATTCAGAAGATCGTGAGTTATCTTTACGGAAGTTCACACATGACCTGTCTGATTCAAAAATAAGATGATATGAGGATCATGATCGGAAGTACACATCTCTTAACTCGTTCATCCTCTTATCATTCACGTGTTTCTTCTTGAAAGTTCTCACTCCACGATCTTCCAAGTTGGAGATAATGAAGTACATACCGAAGACACCACACTCAGAGCTTCCGTACTGGAATCTAGTCTTGTTAACAAGAATATCTACTTTCTTCTTCTGCTCAAACTCTGTGAGATGGTACCTCTCGATACCTTCCTTCAGTTTCTCCAAGAAACGTCGGATAGGTTTAGGAGGAGCTATTCCGACGGAGTCAAAGTAGTAGATATCACCTTTCAGAAAGTCGGAGTACACTGCGACCCAATGTGACCCTGGTTTGTTATGGGGATCTAGGTTGAAGATGACTCCGAGTTTCGTCTTACCAAGTCTGTTAACAAGAATATTTACGTCTAGTCCTGAGAGTGCGCAGGTGATACCGGTCGGGCAGTCAACAGGGACAGGTCCTATAAAGAGAAAGCTGGGATACTTCTTCTCGTACTGTTTCATCACCTTACGAATGTCAACGGTGGTTAACCACTCAAAAGGATTTTGGTTCCACTCTTTCGGTTTCTCGGGTCGAAAGGTCTCGTTCAACATCTTACGGGCGTAAGGGGCTGGTACGAAGTCTTGTTCCAACCAGCACCACTCAGTGTTACACTCGTTACTCAGACGTTTCTGTAAAGACATCCAGAGATCTTTCTTGGAGAGATGAAGAGGAATATGTTTAGAGTTTGGTCTCTTTCTGTTGTAAGCCTCTGCCAAGAACAGAAGATCCTCACGGCTGTAACATGTTAGGCCGTCACCTTCTCTGTCTGGCGCGCAGAATAACTCTTTTTTACCTTTTCGGGGTTTGCTAGTTTTTGGGGAACGTGAACGAGATACTCTTTTAGTTTTAGGCTTAGACCTAGCTTTTGACTTACGTCTCACTTTCTTAACAGGCTTTTTCCTTTGTTTCCTGCGTTTTTTCACTGCTTTAGGAGGCATGTTTATCCCCTGTCTTATTACTTAGAGAGATTTTCATTTTTGCGGTGAAATATCCCCGTCTTTTCCTTCTGTTATCCTAAGAGATGTACGCGCCTTTTGATCCATCGCCTACAACGAAGACCGTGTTTGACGGTCGTCCACAGATGTCATCGCCGTTAACAAGGCAGATTAGACGTTCATCTGCGAATGACGACTATGTCGGACATATTTACAGTTTCGCGTGTACAATTCCGAGAGATTATCTTTACTGGTTCGCTCCATGTCCAAGGAAGACTTTGACAGTGACAGGAGAGTCTAAAACACAAATTTTACAAAGATTCCGATCTGCTATTCTGAGCTCGAACGTCGGAGTCGCCGCGCAGTTAGCGGTGGAGTTACACTGTTCTGGGTACTTCCCACAAGCTTTCTCTATTATTATTGAGATCATCGGATCTCATGTACATATTCACAATCCGAATATCGCTTCTCATATTGTGGAGAGGTACAAGAAGTTCCGACGTCAGTTAGGTATTCCTTCTAAATGCGGTACGACACACTTTCCTGATAAGAAAGAAGGAGAGGGAGAGGGAGAGGGAGAGGATGAGTTCTTTAATCGTGTCGAGGTACAGTCATACCGATCCACTATTAACTGTCAGACAGTTCGTAACTTCGTTATGGAGATGATCTCTCTGGTCTGTCTTTCACATCAGAAGGAGATGGCGTTACCAAGAATCACCCCTTCTGATATCACAGATGATCGTCTTATTAAGGCTGCTAAAAGTGTTAAAGTCGGTGGGAGGAAACCAGAGAGATTACTGAAGAAGAACGAGTTAGGACTTATTCTGAAAGTAATTGAGAAGTACTTACTATTTAAGGTTCCCAAGGTGGAAGAAGCTATTTACTGGATTCTTTGGCTTATTAAGTTCGAGGGAAGATGTAAACGCAAAGGTGAGAAACTTCCTTGTAAAGCGATGAAGGTACAGAACGTACCGCGGTCAGAGACGAATCATTGGGTCTGGTATGTCTGGAAGTCTCTGTTCTCTCGTGTGAACTTCTGTCCTCTGTTTAAGAAGATCCAGATCGCTAATATTTATTACTTGTTCCGTGTTGACTTCAAGAAGAATCTGGCAATATGTCGTCTACCTTTACTTTTCTTCGGGATGAGACTACTTAAGTACGATATGGGGAACAGTTTCCCATCCGTGATTAACCAGTTACATCTTTACGTACAAGCCTGCTCGAACGTGAACGCTCTTTACAGAAACCTTCAGATCCGCCTCGCGAGAAAGTCATGGGTAGATGTACTTGGTGGAGATATGTCTTCACACGATACAGAAGAAGGTGAGCCACGTCCAAAAGTAAAGCCAACACGCAGAAGGCGCGCTCCAGCAAAACCCAAAAAACTGACAAAACAACAAGTAAAGGAGCGTCAGGAGTTCCAGCTAAAAAGTAAGACAGCTTACTTAGATATTCTCCCTAGGTCACACACATTAGTTGACTAAAGGGGTCAAGCTTAAAGAAACTTAAATGATATTCTTAAGAAGTCCTCTTAAAAACTTTAGGTTTTTAAGGGATATCAATCCGGCCTTTCATGACTGACAGAAAGAAGCCAGGAAAAAATCGTTCTGATCACTATAGAGGAGTTGAAGATGAAGTTAACAAGAACGGGAGTCACACAGCTAGCCCTCTTCGCGATTATCTCGATGATCCTCTTAGCCTTTCTTCGTCCGACGACAATGGGGACGGGCTATCGTGTTCTAGGTGTGGGCAGTCTACCCACACCGTTACGCAGAGTACTCACTCCACCAGATCCAAAGATGGCAGGGATTTACGTACCACCAGCTCAGTTCTCTCACCCCAAGTGTTGCGCAGAAGCAGGTCGTCTAGGAGTTCCGAACACGTGGAGAAATCTAGCACCGGACAACAACATACCAGGACTCCTGCCTGGTCCCCGAGTTGGGGAAACCTTAGGATTGGAGAACCAACCCGAATTGAGCTTGGAGTCGCCCATCCGGGCACCTCTGGTGGACAACCCATCCTCATTCTCGCAGACCCAACAATGTTCAGACTCACATCCAGCCAGTCCGGCTGTTCTGGACTGTCTGAACAAAGCGATCAACAACTCGCAAACACCGACCCTCAATTCGGAGGGTTACTTCCGCCGGCGCTTCGAACAGTGCAATCCGTATGGGGGCAGTTACTGCCAGTGCACGAACAACTACATACCGTTACCAACCGTGGGATACTGTCAACCTTACAACAGGGGAATGGAAGTGTGTCCGTACCCGTACAAGGTAGCTCCAGCGGATGTTTACATGAAGACGATGAAGTGTCTGGCGGAGAAAGCCAAGAAATAGAGAAACCCCGTGTTCGTCTGCGCGTTACAAGAGAAAGAAAGCAGAGATTACGTCTATCGCGTTCCGATGTTGTGGAGAGATTATCGGATCGAAAAATCGAGATAACAGTGGGAAATCTTGTCGGAGATAAGAAGAAGATTACCGGAACTGTGAACACTCTGATCACGGATCTGTTCCAAGTCGTTAAAATATCATCACCTTTCCCACAATCACGAAAAGAACCTTTCAAAAACATGGTTGCTATTCATGAGGGAAAGCGTTACGGCCCTGATGGAAAGTGGGGAGATATGAAGGTCAGGAACGGGTCTATAGTTCACGTGATGAGAGAGTTAACAGACGAGGAAAGAAATTATCTTTACAAGGAGGACAAGCAAAAGCGAAAGGAGACGTTCGAGGCTAGGTGTAAGTCAACACAAACTGATAGCACAGAGCTTGTCTTGATGAACAACGTGAGTAATAACTCTGTTATTGATCCTAGAGTTGAGATAGCTATCAGAGAGTTCTCCTCTATGCGTGCGGAGGTGAAAGCTCTTTGTTGTATCTTTGCTGTTTACTTTCTCTCTCAATGTTTCAAGTTATTGCCCTTCTGATTTTTCTACGTACAGGTATACTGACGTATCTCACGATGTCGCAACAAATGCCTTCTAATCCTATGCGTTTTTACTCAAGATTCTCTCTACAGAAGTCTCAGCCCTACATGTTAACACCTGAGTTTGACAAAGGAGCTTTCAGTGCGATCCCTGGTACACAGTGGGTTCCCGACTTCTCGATGTGGCAGGTGAACAATCCTGACTTCCCATCTGGTCCCGAGAGACAGCCTGTCACGAACGGTCCACCATGGTGTTCGACATGTAAGAGATTTGTCGGATCAAATGGATTTGTCTTCTGGAAAACAAGGGAGTTTTACGGAGATAGAAACTAACTCGGTTTTTTACCAAATCTAAAAAATATGGAGATGGTATTAGGATGAGGATTTACTCCGAAAAGCAGACACGTGTTCTGTCCGTGAGGGATCTTTACACGGTCACAACCTTACAAGATAAAGGCGATCCCTCTATTTTCGCGTTATTGAACGCGAAAAATGGAGAGAATTACTACTTGGTTATTCATCTGACAAGAGGTAACATCTCTGGTGATTTAGTTCTTAAGATACAAGAAGACAATTTTGAAAAGACTGTACTTCAGAAAGAGAGAAAGATAGACATACCGAATGATATTAATACACCTTTCGTTCTTCCTTATCGTCACACCGGTAAAACAGGCGAGATTAAAGTATTTATAACTTTCTCGAACTGTAGTAAAAACGATTTCTTTAATCTGAAAGCAATCGGCCTCCTTCCTATAAAACCAAGAGAGTTGAAGATAGACGGTGTGGAGACATCAATATCAACACCAACACCAACTCCTATTGTACATGAAAAGTCTGAAGAGAAGGTAGATGTACCAGTGGCTCCAGTAATCCCCGAAGGACCAACAGGGTCTACCGATACTACAAGCACTACGGGAACTACTGGTGCTACTAGCGCTACTGGTGTTACTGGTACTACGGGAACTACTGGTGCTACTAGCGCTACTGGTGTTACTGGTACTACGGGAACTACTGGTGTTACTGGTACTACGGGAACTACTGGTGTTACTGGTACTACGGGAACTACTGGTGCTACTAGCGCTACTGGTGTTACTGGTACTACGGGAACTACTGGTGCTACTAGCGCTACTAGTGTTACTGGTACTACGGGTGCTACGAGTGTTACTGGCACTACGGGAACTACTGGTGTATCAGATAGTGCTAATACGCAAGAGCCTGTACAAAACTCGACTGGTCTGCTAAAGCCTGTTGAGAAAGTAAAGGAGGTGGAGGTAAAAGAAGTGAAGGAAGTGAAGGAAGTGAAGGGAGATCTAAAAGTATTAATTGGTTATACAGGAAGGCCAGAGATTATCGCTGAGCCGTCGGAGCAATCAAAAGCAAGCACTATCTCTGATATCGGAAAGAGTCGTGATATACTACTCATACCGGAGATGAAAGAGGAGTTATCTGATGAGAAAAATGTTGAACTCACAGAGGATATTGTAGGATTTCGTATGGGTAGTGTCACCTTTCATCATGCCATAAAGGATAATAACGAAGATGTTGTGAAGAAGGAGCCGGTTGTTAAGAACTTTCCACCGGTAATGTCTATCGCTACTGCGAGAACTCCGAAGAAGGAGAAGGTTGTATCTAAACCGAAGAAACCTCTCCGAAAGCTAATAAGAACGCAATCTAATTGTGCTAACAGAGTTCTTTCGCAGAAGATGAACTTGTACTGGGAGGAGACGAGTACTGACAAGAAGAAGGAGATTGTAATGACAGTCGGTCTTCCGGCGATTCGTGCCTCAAGAATTATATGGCTCGCGTTACGATCTCTTACAGAACAGATAAATATTACTTTCGGATGGGAGTTAATTATATGGGAGGATCACTCTAATTCAGTAGCAGTACTCAAACATTTTCTAGGTAATCTTCCAGGATGTCAGAGAGTTATCCATCGTAGAATCAATCCTACGATCCATGGTCAACGCTCGGGTCCTTTGAAAGGGACATTTCCTCTTATTGACAAGTGGATAGGAATGGCTCATGACTCTTCATTAACATCTAGAATCTTTGTTCTACACGCATGTGATTGCTACTCTCCACCTAAAAGATTATTTATTCATTATATTCATTTTCAGAACTCAAAATGTCTTTTCTCGACACAACCAAGAGGTCTTTTCTACAACTTACACAATGGTAAGAAGATGTTTTACTCTCCTTTAGACTTCTCTAGCTCTTCAAGAAATGCTATGTTAGAGTCAACCCACCTGAACATGGCTTTACTAACGGTTGATCTAAAGAGGCTTGCCACACGCCAGATTAATAAAGGTATTGATAGTCATATTCTTCGAAATATCAAAAGAATAAGAAGAATCTCGTCAATACGTAAACACATCTTCTACGATATCACCGTTGACAAGAACAATTGGAAGTATGGGTTTGACACAGATGGTGCTAATAATATCTCTCACAACCGAAAGAAATTTTACAATAATCCTCTCTTAAACTCAAGAAGTATTTTCACACCTTTTAACTCTAAGTATCAGAAGTACTTTACTTATACTAAGATTGAGGACTACGTACCAAAGGATGTTATCAGCTTCATTCTGTTATTTCGGCAAAAGAGATAATTCGATCAACAATCTCCTCACTTGCTTTTAACGGGTACAGATCAACTCGTCTCTTCTTTTTCATAATCTCAATCTCCTGAGTAATATCCTGAGGAAATTGAGATGGTATCAACTTATTCCATCCAATATCAACAAGCTCTGTCCACTCTGTTGTCTCTCTCAAAGTGAAACAAGGAACGCCAAGATCGTAAGCTTCTTTTTGTAAACCACCTGAGTCAGTCAGAACAGCCTTTGACGTGAGAACAAGTGAGAGGAGATTCACGTAACCCTGAGGAGGAACAAGTAGTACGTTCTCAGGAACTTGAATTCTCTCTGTTGTGACAACCTTCTTTGTTCTAGGGTGTATCGCCAGAACGACAGGATGAGGTAAAGTTGAAAACCAGTTAAAAATATCACTTAATCTCTTCTTTGTTGTGTTCTCCTGTCTATGAATAGTGGACAAGTAGTACTCTCTAGGAACACCTAACTCATTACGAACACTGGACTCCTGAATACGATCATGTAAGAATCTAAGTAACTGAATCATAAGATCACCCACAACGTAGACATTATTAGTGATACTCTCATTCTTCAAATTCTCCACAGATCTTTCGTTAGGACACAATAGCAGTGAGGAGACATTGTCTGTAAGTACACGATTTACCTCCTCTGGCATCCTCTTGTCAAAGGATCTCAGACCAGACTCAACATGAACCAGCGGGATGAGAAGCTTAGACGCGACAAGCGCGCCAGCAAGAGTTGTGTTACAATCACCGTAAACCATAATCATATCAGGGATCACCTCCTTAACAATCCTTTCTATATCAATCATCATCTTTCCTGTCATCGTGGCGTGAGTGTTTCCTCCATGTGAGAGAAGATAGTCAGGTTTGGGAAGCTTGAGTTCGTCAAAGAAGATTCCTGACATACTCTCGTCGTAATGCTGTCCCGTGTGAACACAGATCTCTGTAAAACCTCTTTTTCTTAACTCCGCGGACAAGAGAGCGGACTTGATAAATTGAGGGCGAGTGCCGAGAATACTAAGAATAATCTTCTTGTTATTATTTTCGGTAGTACTCATTGTCTTCGTGACTTTATTACTCTTTACAGATTAATTAGGTCTGATATACGCTAAGATTTTTCTTGGGAGAGTATAAGCAAGTGCTAAAAGAAGTATCGACAATGGCGACTATAAAAAGTACGAAACTTCTAAGTAGAGGCAAAGTTAGTATGAAGCGTACGCCTCAAGGTTTGGTAGTAACATCAACCGGGTCTGGTAAGAACTTTGGTATATACTACGTGTTTAACGTTAAAGAGAACACGAGTTATGTGGCTACTCTTACGGGTAAGAAACTCACGAATAACGCGAATACAATTCTGGCCATTTGGACTAATTCATCCTCGTTGTTCTCATGTAAACGTGTTTTTACAACTACCTCGAACACATTCGGACATATGATTCCTCACCGAGCAGGGAAGCAGATGTGTATCGGCGTTCTTTTCCAGAAGGCTGTTCCTGGTGCTAGTTTTCTTCTGTCTAACCTGTCACTGATGTCCAGAGACAGGCGAAAGACCGTTAAGTTCAATACTTTGAAAGCAAAGAAGAAATCAAAACCAGCACCAGCTCCTAAACCAGCTCCTAAACCGGCACCGACACCTGTAAGAAGACAGACCGTCCCTGACATTAAGAACCCTCCGAAGAAACCGAAAAGTTCCACTTTAAAAGCTCCTATTGATCTTGAGAAGATTAGGCAGATAGCCTCACAAAAAAGATCTCCATCAATATCTTCAGAAAGTCCGTTACAAGGTGAGGAATCTAGTGCGATAACGAACCTGACTGAGCAGATGGAGAAACTGAGTAAGCTCAAGACAGACATGGAGCAGAACTTCTCGAAGATGTTTGAGGAGCAAAGGATGAGAATCAAGAGATTGGAACAGGAAAAGAAGAAAATGAAAATACAGTTATCTCGATCCGGAACTCCTAAATCAATTCCTGTTCATCATGTTAAGGGTGAGAGAGAGTCTGACTCTGAGGAGTTTTACGGAAGTATGTCAGCATCAATGGATATGTTTCCCTCTATCGAGATAGGAGATAGTATTGACTCGGTTCCTGCTCTTGAGTACCCGATCGAGCCTCTTGGATCACCAGAGATGAGCTCACCTACAAACTCTGACAAGTAGTCGCGTCAGGTTACACTGTAAACTCTCTTACAGAACGTATCGAAGTAATTGACAATGTCAGTAAAAGAAAAGACTGGCCAGATTCTTCCTCTTACTGCTAACAAAAATGTTCGGATTATCCCTCGGGGAAACGGTATAATTGTTTACTGTGAGAGAACTCAGTTAACTCCAGGTGCTTACTCAACTGTGTCTGTTGTACCGAACACTTGGTACGAGATCGATATTCGATGTACTCGTTTTGGTGGGGGTCTTCCAGGACTTTGGGTGGCAGACTCCTCGAAAAATACTCTATTTTACGGGAACTTCTTTAAGTACAACAGCGCTAGTTATCTCAAGCGTAAGTTCTTCTCTGGACAGTACACATCTCTTCTTATCGGGATTCTTGTGAAGAATGCGACCAGAGGTTCTGGTTATTATATTGATCAGTTCTCCTTCACACAAGTTGATGAGAATGAGAAGAGAAATAGTAATACGGAAAGCAAGAAATCTCACGAGACAACGAGTTCTGAGTCCTCTGGAAGAATAGGATCGGTTAACTCTATGGAAAACTCATCAGCAGATCTTGCGAATAGTAGACAGATAGAAAGGGATGCTATGGAGACAGAGTCTAAAGTTTCAGATATGCTCAGAGATCTTCAAAGAACAACTGCTGAGTTACAGGCTAATCAAGAGGTTCAAGAGCCAGATACTCCCGAGGAATCCATCGAGAGAGCTCCTAGAAAAGATGATCCTGTTGAGACACAGTTTCAGAGAGATATGGAGTTAGAGCAGTACTCGTCTATTCTCAAATCAACAGAACTAACCACCAAACAGCTAGAGGAGAGTTATGACTCTGAGGAGTCAGACGAGTCTGATGATTCTGATGATTCTGATGATTCTGAAGATGAACCCGAATCTCCACCAGCGATAACAAATGAGGATATGGAGGAGGTGAAATTTGTAAGAAAGACTCTGGAGAAAAAGAATGATCCTCCACCTGTAAACCACACCAAATCAAACAAGTTTATTTACAGGATCCACGAGAACAACGCTGATTTTAACATGACTATCGAGGTGTCTAGCTACAGATCTTATCGTGGTGCCCAGGTTTATCCGATCTCTTTCGGTATTCCCGAATCATTTGTTCTTGATTACGTGCCAGAGAAGAAGAGAGACTTCTTTCCACAGAAAGTTGGTGAGGATCCGATGGAATCTTACAAGAACGACACCGATCGTTACTGGTCTGATCTTCGTGAGTCAAGATTTCTTCTGGTGAATCGTCAAGGAGTTGGGTGGGACACACCGATTATTGTGGAGGCTTTGTCTCAGGGATGTATCCCTTTATTTATTGAGGATGTTCCAGAGAACTCTCTGTGTTTCATCCCGAAGAGGTTCTTGGAGGGTGTGCGTAACGCGAAAGGTGTTCACATCGGATGGGTTGACAGGAATATCTTCTCACAAGAGGGGTACGTCAAGGTTGCTAACTACTTACTTAACTTCACGAAAAATCACCTGACAACAAAGGCGATGGCGAGATACATCATAGCGACGACTGGTAAAGATATCAAGACTGTTCTTTTCTTAGGTTACGCCCAGGACATAGATGAGTATCTTTTTCAACAGTCCGTTCTTCACGGAATGAAGGATCATTTAGGTGATGAGAATGTTGTTGATGTTCCGAAAATGGACTCCCTTTACAAGAAGTCAATTCGTGCGAAAATGTATCGTGAAGGTGTTCCTTACATGGCGTCTCTGAAGGAGAAGAGTGTTAATCGTGGAACTATCGAGAGAAGAATAATGAATCGAGAGTTTGATATAGTTATCGTGATGGGTAGTTTTACTAAAAAGGATCAGGAAAGACTACACTTGTCCACAGGGTGTTTCCCGTATGGTGCACAGGTAGAGTCTGCTTACGATAAGTCAGAGATTCTGTTTATTGATGGACATGAGAACCCTGAGGAATCTCGGAACGGTCTGTTCCAGTTTTCACATCGTGGTACTTTCTTTATGAGAGAGCATGGGGTTTAGGTAACACGGAGTTTAAGCGCTTCAACTTCTGCGCGTAACTCCTGGTTCTGTTTACAGAGCTCTTGGATCGCGGCGATACATACACCTGCCTCATCAACAGCGTAGATATGTGTGTCTTTCTCACCAAGTCCGAACTGTTTGTAAAAGTCTTGACCCATAACACCGATATGTTGAATGTCAGGTTGCTGTGTTTTGTAGTTGTAACGATACACAGGAACCTTACTTAGTTTCTCCAGAATATTCTTGTTACTCACCTTGGATATGTTCTCTTTCTTGTTTTTATCTGAAACAGCTGTCCACATACCAGATCCTGAAGTTAGTTCTGCGTATGTTAACTGATCTCCAGTAGTGTAAAATCTTACTCCGCCACGGGCTCTTGCTGAGAATGTGTTTGTACCAAAAGAGGAAACTGGTGTATCAAACCCGACAAGATTATCACTCCATACAAAAGATCCTGTATCTTTTGCATCAGCCTCCGATCCTAACGCAAATGAGGCGAAACCAGTCGCAGTACACTGTTGTCCCATTGCTACTGATGCTTGGGCTATTCCCGTAGTCTGACAACTAACTCCCATCGCGAATCCGTCTGTAACAATGTTACCAGTTCCGATAGCAATTCCACCATTTGTCACGGAGTTTCCTCCACCAATAATAAAACCTTCATTACTACCAGATATTGTATTAACACCCCCACCAATAATAACAGATCCTGAAGATCCTGTGATTGTATTAGAAACAAACTCAGATGATCCAACGATAAAAGAGTTCGTACTTCCTGTTATTATATTTGTCCGTCCTCCCAGAATGCCACACCCTGAAGAACCAGCAGTGATCGTGTTCCCAGTACCTCCACCAATAAACGAAAGATCAGAGTTGGCGCCAATCTGATTACGAGCACCTCCTCCTATAAAAGCGTAAGATGCTTCTGTTGTGTTCTGTTCTCCACCGACGATGGAACTGTGATCATTCATAGTCACATTGTTCTGGCCACCACCGATAAAGTCGTAAGCACTTCCTGCGGTGTTTCCCTCACCACCAGTTACAACAGCGTAGTCAGCGCCCGCAATAATCTCGTTGCTCTCACCACCCAGAATAGCACCACCAGACGCGTTCCCGTCAGGGTAAGAGTTACCTAGACCCATCACGATACCGTAACCAGAGCTGGACGAGGGAACCTCTACAGAGAAACTAGTGAGAGCGTTCGGGTTAGCAGGATTTACTCCGATAATTGTGTCTCTAGGGAATCCTGACTGAGTTCCTGGTGCGAACACACCACGAGATAGTGTAAGAGGGTTAGATGATGTACCTGACCCTGTTATAGTCTGATTGTCCACAGAGCAACAAGGTTCATTCACGTCGATAATCGCGTTAAACTGTTCGTTAAGTACACGAACATCCTGACGTAGAAAATTAACACCGTTAGCAACACACGGATCTGTCATGGTATTACTGTGTTACTATATCTTTAGTGTAGATCTTAAAGAATCAGAGATTCTTTAGCGCCTTCTTACCCATCTTCAGTATTTTCTCGCAGATTTTGTCCGTGTTAGAGAGATAGGTTCTAGAGCCACAAGCCTTACACTTCAGGTACACAACATTCTTTGAGCTTTTAATCTTAATCTCTGTCTCAGGGTTACCACAAGCGGAACACAGAACGTACGAGATCACAAACTGATCAATCGCGGACTCAACAAGCTGAGAGGACTGAAACCCTTTTATCCAATCCTTCTTCGTGTTGACCTGTGTCGCGAAGTTTAGGGAGAAGAAATGGAACAGTATCTTCTTTCCACGAAATATCGCCTTACACAACGCGTCCGCGTTACTGATGTGCGTGTGGTTAGAGTTACTGTACCTTATCGTTACAGACGGACGTTTGTAACGATAATGTGGATCGTCTGATCTTGCTGGATTGAGGGGGAGTTGATTCGACATCTTGGCATGGTAAGTTAGACATAGTCTATATGTTACTACCTGATATCTTTTATGTCAATGCGCAGGAACATAAAGGAGATATCCAGGTGATACATATAGTGAAATAGATATTAGATGGGAAGTGCAGCTTCGAATCCCTTTATTATGTGTTGTTGTCCTCCTCCGAAAGAAGGAGTTGTTGAGGACACCGAAGATGAGAGAAAAAGGAGCTCTGTCACGGATCAACCACGTCTGTCACTGGCGGATCTGGAGAAGGTGAAAGAACCATCTCCTTTACCGTCTCCATCTCCGAAAGACGCACATGTTCCACCGAACTCACCACTGTCTAACAAGCCTAACGAGTCTAACGAACCTAAAGATTCCGAGGACGGATTGAGACAATCAGAGAAACTGTCAGAATTACCAGAAGATCCAGAGGTTGAACCCACTGGTAATGATGTGAATGAGGTAAAGAGTGAGAAGAATGAGAGGAGTGTTAAATCCAAAGGTGAGTATGTACAGATGTCGGAGGATGAGAAGGATCATCAGGAGAAACCAGATGAATGGGTCTCTGTAACAGAGGATGAGATATCTGAGAGCAGGAGATACTCTGAGTCACATGAAGAGAAGGATAATAACTCTTAGAAGTTGTGCTTGAAGTATCCGTCCCAAACATCTATACCTCTTGGTGAGTAACTGGCCTTTACATTCTGTTTGAGAACATCTGGTTTCGGACAAGGAATATCTCTGAGACCGTCCTCGCGAAGAACAAAACTTCTCTTTTTAAACTTCTTAATCTGAGCGTCTCTCTCTGGTCCAGGTTTTTGTAGATTAACACAGACAATCTGGAACCCGAACTTCCAAGGATCTTCCGGTGGAATCTGAAACAGATCAGTTCCTGGCTGTACGAAATTAGTCGCGGCAATTTTCTCTTCAGGAATAACGATACCAAGGTGGGTTCTGTTTCTTTCCACAACAGACGACATATTCGATGTCTGAGACTGAATACCACCATAATCCTTATGGCCACGCCCGTACTTAACCAGAGTACCTGCGTTCTGTGTCGTCTCGTTAACAACACCATGTACTAACTCCTGTAAGAACCCGTCATTAGGATAGATGTTGGTCATGATAATGATCTTGTTCATGCCTTCTCGAATTGGCATCTCGCCGATATTACCATGACCGAAACTGTAACGTGAAGGTGCGAATCTTCCTTGGAAGTTCTCCCACAATGTCTTCGCGATCTTACGAAGAACGAACTTGTTCTTCTCCGCGCTTGGGTGGATCTCTAAGTAAAGAATGAAAGGATAGTTCGTGTTAGACCACGCGTTCTTTGAGTAAGTCTTACACACATCAGAGAATAGTAATGCCTTTCCTTCATTAGGCATCAGTGTCGTGTTTCTGACAATAGGATATGCTTGGTTGTCGAGATAGTTAACAGGGTTTGAGGACCATACATCAATGTAATGGAACCTAGCCCCTTTATCGAGAGCTAACTGTATACCTTTCATCGAACAAACGTCATATGAGTGCCCGGCGACCTGATAAGGTCTGAACGCGCCGAAAATGTAGAAATCTGACAGACGAGTGGGTAACTCCTTCTTGTAACACGGGTTGTTGTAAGTGATATAGATATCACCTTGTTCTGTGTTGAAGCCAGGATTATTTTTCTCGTTGAAGTTCGTGTCGATGGCGTTGTCAACGCGATTAACCACGTAGATATCGTTGATGTAATGCCACATCATCCCTAGTGATACTACTAGGCAGATCGCTCCTAAGATGAAAAAGAAAACTTTCGTGCTTCTCCCTGATGACATCAGAACGATATAAAAGAACTGACAGTAAAAGTATACCAGTCCAACTTACTATTACGTAGATTTTAACATGAAGGTGAAAAAGCGTGATGGAAGACTCGAAGACGTTTCCTTTGACAAGGTGCTTCGTCGTATTCAGTTTCTCTCAGGAGATCTACAAACAATTGATCCAACTAAGATCGCACAGAAAGTCTGCTCTCGAATCTATGACGGGGTACCCACGTCAGAACTAGATGAGTTGGCAGCGAGACTGTGTGTTTCTAAGTGTACGGACAATCCTGAGTTCGGAGCGTTAGGACTGAGAATTATCATCTCAAACAATCAGAAGAACACACCAGACACGTTCTCTGAGTGTATGAGTATTCTTGCTGAGGCGAATGTTCTACACCCTGATGTGGCGAGGTTCGTACGTGATAACAAAGAGGCGTTGGACAACGCGATTGTACACAAACGTGATTACAACTTCACGTATTTCTCATACAAAACTCAGGAGCGTTCTTACCTTATCAAGGTGAACAAGCAGACTATGGAGCGCATTCAGTATATGTTCATGCGTGTCTCTTGCGGTCTTCACTACCCGAACACGGAAGAGGTGATTCGTTCTTACAATCTGATGTCGCAACAGTTCTTCACTCATGCGTCACCGACTCTGTTCAACTCCGGAACAATCTCCCCGCAACTGCTCTCCTGTTTCCTGACCGCGCCCGACGACAGCATTGTCGGAATGTACGACTGGATCAAGAATCTGGCTCTTATCTCAAAACGAGCAGGAGGCATCGGAGGCTCGGTTACCAGTATTCGATCCGAAGGTGCTTACATTCGTGGCACGAACGGGATCTCCCGTGGAATCAAGCCGATGTTGAAGGTTGTTAATGAGACTCTGAAGCATGTGAATCAAGGTGGTCGTCGCCCAGGATCCGCAGCTATCTATCTGGAACCACATCATCCTGATATAATGCACTTCCTGGAGCTTCGTCTGAACCACGGCAACGAGGATGACAGGTGTCGTGACTTGTTCCTAGCTGTCTGGGCGTCCGATCTGTTCATGGAGCGTGTGCAGAAGAACGAGAGATGGACGTTCATGGATCCGGACGAGTGCCCAGGACTTGACACGTGCTACGGTGACAAGTATCGTGAGTTGTACGAGAGATACGAGGCAGAGGGTAAGGGTCGTAAGACCGTGATGGCGCAGGATGTATGGAAGGCGATCACACGATCGCAAATCGAGACTGGTGTTCCGTACGTTCTGTTCAAGGACGCTTGTAATGAGAAGTCCAACCAGAAGAATCTGGGAACGATCAGAGGGAGCAACCTTTGTGTATCTCCGAATACTAAGATTCTCACAGAGACAGGGTATCAAGTTATCAAAGATCTTGAGGATCAGTATGTAAATGTTTGGAACGGTGAGGAGTTTTCAGAAGCTCTAGTTCGTAAGACAGGTGAGAATCAACCTATGTTGAAGATGACTTTCTCAAACGGTGCGGAACTTGAGTGTACAGAGTACCACAAGTTTTACATCTCACCAAGCTACTCCTCGAAGAAGCCGAAGACAGTTGAGGCTCGTGATTTAAAACCAGGTGATAAGCTGTGGAAATGTGATTTTCCAGTTATCACGAAAGGAGTGGAGATGAAGTATCCTTACACACACGGTTTCTTCTGTGCGGAAGGAACTTATTATAACGCGGGATGGAGAGAACAAAAATGTTCTTACAAATCTGTTTCAGGAACAGCGTTCTGTAAACGTCACCAAGATTACTCACAAAAAGATACTTCACCAACAGAGAAATGTCAGGCTACTTCTGGACAGAAAATGCCAAGAATTACTCTGTACGGTGATAAGAAAGAACTTGTTAATTATCTTGAGACACGAAGAGTCGATAGTGAGGATTCAAACGGAAGAATTAACTGTTTTCCACATCTTGATCTTCAACAGAAGTTCTTCGTTCCTCTTAACGGATCTCTAGCTACAAAGCTACGGTGGTTGGAAGGATATTGTGATGGAGATGGAACAGTAGCCAAGAATGGTACGAATGAGTCTCTTCAGATTAGTTCTATTGACAAAGATTTTCTTCTTCAGGTTCGCCTTCTCTGCCAGACTCTAGGTATTGATCCTAAAGTTACAAAGAACAAAAGTGGTGGATTAAGAGAACTTCCTGACGGAAACGGAAGGTCAAAAGAGTATATCTGTAAATCGTTATACAGACTTCTTATCACATCTTGTGATCTGTACAAACTTTCCCAAATAGGATTCTCCCCGAAAAGACTGAGGTTTACAGTGAGAGAACCTCAAAGGGATGCTCGACAGTTCGTCAAAGTTAGTAAGATTGAAAAATCAGAGAACTCTGACACTTACTGCTTCGGAGAACCCAAGAAACACGCAGGTATTTTCAACGGTGTCTACACATCTCAATGCGCTGAGATTCTCGAGTACCATGACGCTACCGAGTACGCTTGCTGTTGTCTCGCATCTGTCTGTCTTCCTAAGTTCGTCGATGAGAAGACAGGTGAGTACGACTTCAAGATGTTGGAGGAGGTGACTGCTCAGTGTGTGCGCAATCTGAACGAGGTAATCGACCGCAACATGTACCCAGTTGAGGAGACAAAGGTTAGTAACATGCGACATCGTCCGCTGGGAATCGGAGTTCAGGGTCTGGCAGACACTTTCTTCAAGATGAGGATTCCGTTCGAGCGTGACGGCAAGGCGAGTCCGGAGGCTCTCAAGTTGAATCGTGAGATCTTTGAGACGATGTACTACTCTGCTATGCGTACGTCTCTCGAGGAGGCTAAGAAGCACGGGGCTTACTCAACGTTCAAGGGATCTCCTCTGTCAGAAGGTAAGTTCCAGTTCGATCTGTGGGGAGTTAAGCCTTCTGATCGTTACGACTGGGAGACTCTTCGCGCGGAAGTGATGGAGCATGGTGTTCGTAATAGCTTACTCATCGCGTGTATGCCCACTGCGAGCACAGCGCAGATTATGGGTAATACGGAGTGTTTCGAGCCGATGACATCTAACATGTACGTGCGTCGTACTCTGTCGGGTGATTTCGTTATAGCAAACGAGTATCTGATCAAGGATCTACAGGAGATGGGACTATGGTCTACAGAGATGAAGGATCAGATTGTCGGTCACGATGGTTCGATTCAGTATATTGACGGAATCCCGAAAGAGATGAAGGATCTGTACAAGACTGCTTGGGAGTTGAAGCAGAAGACTCTGATGGATCTCTCGATCGGACGTGCTCCGTTCATCTGTCAGACTCAGTCTCTCAACTTGTTCTTTGAGGAACCTACAACAAAGACTCTGACACAGGCTTTGTTCTACGCGTGGAAAAACGGTCTGAAGACGGGGTGTTACTACATTCGCTCTCGTCCGAAGGCGCAAGCACAGCAGTTCACAGTTGATCCTGAGTTGGCACAAAGGATTCGTGAACGCGTTGAAGAGCACGAACGCTCTCAGGCTAATAAGAAGGGTGAGGAGAGAACCAAGGACGGTATGCGTATTGTCTGTACGGACGATATCTGTATGTCTTGTTCAGGGTGATTATTTAGAGATCTTGTACAAGGATCTCAGGTATATGAACACCAGAATGTTCTCAATGATAAGAAGTGTGAATAAGAGGAAGAACCCTGCTGTCATATCAATGACCTCTGTATCCTCATTCATGAATTTAGAGTATTTGTCAATCACGTAACCAACCCCTTGAATCGGTAGTAGATAAGTAAATGTGAATAGAATAGAAGCGATCGCCACACCGGCGAAAACGGACTTAGTCTCCATAGCATGATGAATCGCTGTCCAGGAAGCTCCTATAATCGCCAGAAGCGATAGGAAGTTCGTGGAGAGATATGAGAACATGTCAAGAGGCAACATACTGTACATTTTTCCCATCCATCTGCCCTCATGAACACTCGCGAAGATATTTGCGATGATATCTACGACGGAGAAGTAGTATCGTAGATTGTGAAAGTCTCCCAGGGTGGATATGAGAATTGGGATCGTGACGACAAAAACGAGATACCAGATAAAGATCCTCATTTTCTCTCCTGGTTCGTGTTGCGTTCCAGCTTTAGCAACTTTCAACCAGAAATGCGCTTCTTTTGTCGGCTTGTTAGCAGAATCCATTAAAGTTTCCTACGTATAGTATTAAGGAGAACAAACTGACGTGATGAGTCGTTACAAAAGATATCTCCAAGGAAGTAGGAAAACTCTTTTCTGTCTAGGCATAATCTCTCTACTTCTTTTCGCTCTGTGGGTTTTTTACTTTCACAAGAGAGTTATTAGAGAGGAGTTCGAGGCGACTGTTCTGGAAAGGTTTGATCCTAATCAGAATATCTCCGTAGAACCAGGGCCGAAGATAGATGAGAAAAAGGGAAAAACAAAAGAGAATATGGATAACCAGGTTACAACAGGTGATGGTGGACCTGGTATCACTGGATTAACAGATCCGAAAAGTAACTCTCCACAAGATATCGGGGCGTTTGTTCGTCAGATGATGATGAATGTCCTTCAAGTTAACCAAGCTGGCCAGATCCCTGGTAAGACAGGACCTAGGGGTATGAAGGGTGAACCTGGTGCGAATGGTGGTAAGTACGTAAGAGTAGGAGCTCTGTACAACCAGAAGTATCCTGACAAACATATTACTAGGGCTGCTGGAATCGGACCCGGTGCAGTTCTTTACACACAACCTGGATCAAGTAAGCAGTGGCAACAGTGGCAGATGGACGACCAGAATAAGTTAAGGTCTGTGTACAACCCGAATGAGTGTATCTCTGAGAAGGACGGGAAGTTGTACATGGACGCGTGTGTTAACACGAGTACACAGTGGCAACATCGTAGAACAAACGGGGCTCTTATGACGAAGTTTCCTGTTGCTGGAAAGCATATGTGTATGGCTCTGAAGCCGGTATCTTCTTACCCATCGAACGGACCTATACAGTCCGGTCAGAAGGGACCGTCGGGTAAGAACATCACGAATACAGATCTAATAGTACTTGAACCGTGTTCTAACTCATCAGAGGAACAACAGTGGCAGTGGAGGTAGAAGGAATCAGTTAAACTTAGTTAAACATGGGTTCTACAGGAGATTCTGAGAACTTAGGGAATGACTGAAGAATACGGTATCCTTCAACAGCCTTCTGGAATATCGTGATATGTTGAACTTTTTCTTTTTGTGTTATCTGGTTTCTTGTCCAGATACGCGCACTACCTGAAAATCTTTGCGAGTCGGTGGTACTTTGTAGCGGAGGGTAATCCTCTCGCTGACGTCGGCGACCACCATGTGAACGGTCGTTATTATGGTTACGATCATGACGCCTATTGTCCTGATTATGACCATCCTGTCTGTTTCCATCTTTGTCTTTGTTATAGTGTCGTTTTCGTCTACGCGTTCGACGTGAACGAGACCAACGCTTTTTCTCACCAGGGTTCTGATTTTTGGAATCCATCTCTAACTAATAGTACACCAATCGCTTATGCCTCTGGCCTGATTATCGATTATTTGATGACGGATCATCTGAGGAAGAAATTCTCGTAAGAGCTTCATCGCCTCCTCGTTTGATTTAATTCTGTCAATGTCCTCCTCGGTCAGCGCCCAATGTCCTTGTGAGTCCAACCCGATGATCGCTCTCTCAAAACTGTCATTGAGTGATGAGATGTCTGACTCCACAAAATGAAGCTTCGCCACCAAGCCTATCGGGGTCTTCCTTCCTTTCTGCATCTGAAGCTTCCTTCGCAGAATGTTGTAGTTTGAGCGTAATGTGGAGAACTGGTGGGAGATACTCTTTAGTTTCTCTGTTATATTGAAATCCACCAACTGTTCTGACTGAACCTCAATGTCAGGTTCAGACTCGGATCCTGAATCGCTATCGATCAACTTGTTTTCGAAACTCATTTGATCTCGATAACAACCTGTTTTAAGTACCCTGTAATACAGAGCTCCTTATACCTAATGGTTAAGAAATTGAACAAGAGCTTCTAGCTTCTTGTTAGTATCAGCAGTTACAGACTCTTTCTCAGCAGGTTTCAGTCTCTGACCAGGGTGAATCTTCTGTTGTACATGTTGAGTATTTTGATTCTGTCTCGGACTTGTCTCTCTAATCTTCTCTCTTTGTAATCTGGCTTGTGCGATCTGTGCGGATCTTCCGTTCATAATAACTGATCCTTGAGATGTCTTCGTGGATTGCGGGATAATCTGACTTGGAGGCGCCCGTTCTCTCTGTCTGTACACCACCGTAGGCACTCCTACGGGAAAAGGACTTTTCCCTACATCATGTCTCGCCTTGTACAACTTACGGATATGAACAGGAATTCTCCCACTAGTGTTAGACGCACGACGTGATTGACCGCGTCTCTTTGACTTTGTTGTCCCGTTCAGAAGTCTCTCTCCGGATATTGCGTGTGATGTCAAGAGATAATCGTACACTCTTGACTCTTTGTTCAGATCTTGTGTAGCTCCGGGTCTTGCGTCCTTAACACAGTAATGGTACTGTCCTCTATGATACCCGAAAGAGTATCCGTAAGTAAGAATATTCTTGTACCTCACAGAAAGAAGTAACAGAGTGAGAAGACCAACACTGGGAACACACTGTAAGGTCGTGATAACGGTACGCAGAAGATTGTCGTCATGGAAGAGAATGAACGATGAGATCGCGGGTTTTCCGTATCTGGCCATTATATTCTCCTGTTTCTTCTGGAACTCCTCATAAGATGTGGAGATGTAGATAAGGGGGATAGCTTCGTCAGGAAGTTTTCGGGCAGATCCGGTTATCCACAGACTGGTCTTTGACCCTGTGTAAGGCTCGTAGTTTTTTGTCTGGTAATCCGAGAATCTAATCACGTAATCCGCGCTGTCAATCTCTTTCCCGTTCTGACGTTCCAGAAGTTGTGGAGAGTTACCGACAACGGCGTACTTACCAGGTGGGAAAATACTGGCGAACGGGATACGCTCACCGGTCTGTGCGTTGTAAAACACGTTATCAAGACTCAGTTTTGAGAGAGATGAGAGGAGATACCCAACTCGTCTTCGCAGTAGCGTGTCCGACGGGTCAGACAGGTTAACGGTGCTAGCCATCATTCCTAAAAAATGTAAGCGATGGTATAGGTCTACAAGATGAATTTTCCTTTGTGGTTAACCGCGGTAATTCTTCTGTTGCTGACCAGCGCTGTTCTTTGTGCGAACGCTTACCCGCATTTCAAAGGCCTAAAAGAAGGGTTCTGGCATTGGAGTATGAGTGGGTTTAACTACCCGCACTGGAGATGGCCATGGCAAGGTCATTTCAGCGTCCCCTGGCATTCCGGCCAGTACGCTCATTGGCAACACCCTTACCAGCCCTGGCAACCATGGAGAACACCCCCACTTCCTGCCACCGGAGGGGTCTCCTCTGCGGGACCCGGTGCTTGTGAGGATTACTGTGGATGGAAGGTCTGCTCAGAGTACCGCGACAGATCTCGTAAGCTTCAGAACTGTCTGAGCTGTAGATCAAGAGGTCTGTGCGTCGCGGACACCGCCTCCGGAAGTTGTGGGAAGTGTGATCAATCAGACACATCATTAGGGTCATGTTACGATCAGTACGGATGTAGAGATGTGGATTTCGAGAGGGGTAATCGTGGTCTTCTCAACCCTAAGTACACTAAATGTCAGTTATGTCCCTCATAATTCTATGGTTTAAAGTCTTTCAGTTTCCTGCCACTATTGTGGCATGCGATGCTGGTGACTGCATACTTCTCATCACTCTGCGTACAGATCCCGCGTTCAAATTAATGTTAGTGAACGGTGATTCAGAGATCCTCTTGAGGCGACGTAGGTACGCATTCTCAAGAGAGATAAGACAGTTCTTGGGCAACTTGCTTCCTAGCACTAAGACATTCTCCCCCTCAAAGTAGGAGAGAACCGCCAAGATCATCCTCTGAGTCACTTGGGTGATCGGCATGTTAGGTTGCTTGGCGAGTATCATGTAGCACCAGGCGAAGAACGTCCTCTCCGCCTCCACGTTCACAGAACCGTCGGAGAAGATGTAGTAGGAGTCCAGGAAGGCACGGTCAGCCACAAGCTTCCCACGCTCCTGGTGCTTTCCCTCTATATTATTCAAGAGCGGTTGAAGATAAGATGCGTAGGTAGCGTGTACATGGCATATAATCTTCTGCATGAGACAGGGTTGTGCCACCTCTACCTCAAAGGTGGATTTCGAGGTCAAGTCACACTTTCTTGGCGTGACAGAAGTATCCACCATCATCTTACTGTCGATCCATCTCTCTTCATCGGGATTGTTCTGCTCAACGGATGCGAGCAAAGAGATTAGAAGTTCTTCTTTCTCCTTGAAATCAGCATCCGTGAGGTTTTTCTGCTTCTGGAAAATCATCTTCTCTCTCGACGTGAGTTCTCGCCCACGTCGGGAGATCTGATATATAGCTGTTTTAGCCATGGTTCGAAAGTGATTTTGTCAACTGTGATGGCTTCATGTGAAAATCGATCAGTTTTTCGTCAAGGAATATCGAGTACGTTTCCCGATAAATCCTTCCTGGGAGAGACCTTGGCTAACAGTGTCTCTGCCACAGTGAAGCGAAGTCCTCCACGTGTTTTACCAGGGTTTCCTCCTTTCAGTAGACGTTCCCATTTTGCCTTGGAGAGTTTGTTAAGAAGTCTATTTCTCTCGTCAAGATACGCCTTGATATTCGTCTTTCCAGGGTCGTGTGCTCTTATTTTTCGGCACTGACGTACCCCGAATCGCTTCTCGTGTTCTAAGTATTTCTCGTACTCGGACAGAGGGATCTGTCTCTCCAGGAGCTCTAGATACAGATTCGCCCAGACAGCTCTCAGCTCCACGTACGCCTCTTTCGGCGAGGGGTCTTTTGTGTCTATCCTGAAGGCGTGAACAAGCTCATGGACTAAGACCTTCAGGATCTCCTCTTTTCTCCACAGGCAGATATCCCCGTTCTCGTTGGCTCTGGGGCCTAAGAGCCACATTGTGCTACTCCCACTGTTGATATCACCCTCTGTGAACTGACCGGATTTTGGCAATGTTTTCTTCCAGGGGGTAGGCCAGACCCATATTTTCAGAGGTTTCTCATTTTTACAGAGTTTTCTCATAAAAGAGACTCTTCCTAGCATTAATCTTATCATATTTTTCCATTTGTCAGGGTTATCTCCTTTGAGAAAAAGGCAAATTGTTGTTTTCTCATAGGTCACGGCGTAGGCGTTCTTGTACTTGACCAACTCAGGTTTCCTGTTATCTGCCACGAACAGATTAGACTGAAGGTTCTCCTTCCCTTGAAGTAGAACCGGATGATGAGTGGGGATTCTGCGAAGATTTACACTCGTCGGCAACATTCACTGAGTCTGTTAATGTAGAGGGAGATGTTTCCTCTGGTAGTTCACGTGCGATCGGGGTGACGTTAGGTGAGAGAGCGACACCACGGCGAGCCGACATATTCTCGATACTGAGGTTGTGCATAACGAATCTTCTCAGATAATCATCAAGATTCACATCCTGCGTTGCTCTGTCTTTCTTGAACTCGAAAGTTCTCTCGTCAATCATTCTAACTGTCCAACCAGCCAAAATAGCGTTGAACACGAAAACCATCTTATGAATCTGGACTATATCTGTCGACATGGGTCTCTGCCTTGAACTCATTCTCGCAGTATAATTGGTGTGAAACCGATATTTCGCAGTTTTTACGAGGTACCTGTTTTCTTTGTTCTCTCGTTCGAGTGAAATCGAGCAAAAAATGATGGGGCTTAAAGGCTAAATACTCCTTTATATATTCCTAATGTCTATTCAGTATCGCGTAAAGAAGAAAAGGCGTAATCCTCGAGATTCTCGAGTAACGCTGGATGCTCAGCATAAGATGAAGGTGGATGAGTTAGAAAAACTTGAAGGTAGTTTACCTTCTTTGCGAAAAGAGCTGAAGAAGTTACAGAAAGAGAGAGAGAAACTTATGAGGACAGAAAAAGGGTTCGGTATTATCGAGTCAGATACAGGCAGAAAGATATACTGTCTGAATCGGGAGATGCGAGATCTACGCAAGAAGATTAAGGATATTGAGACAGGTAAGATGCGTGAACAGTACTACGCAAGAACCGCTCATATCTTGTACTCCTACTACGACAATATAAAGTTAGTTGCCCAGAGACATTTGAAAGAGGAAGCTGGTGACGATGATGATGTAGACATGTCGTTAGATGAGGAGGATATGGAGAAGTATGTTAACGCTTACGAGGAGATAGCACCTAAGAAAACCAAGACAAAGAAACCTAAAAGAACTGTTATTGACTTCTTTAACAGAGCAAATCAGAAAACGGATAACTCCAAGAAGAAGACGTTCTCTGGCACCAAGATATCTGACTTTATTGATATGTCAGAGAGATCAAACAGAGCTAACTTGTTAGAAGCTTATACTAAAGTTGTAAATCCCCAGTCATATCGACCGGCTCAACAGTATGTCAAGACAGAGATTGACATATGTCCGCGTTGTGAGATGGAGATGTCGCTAATCCAGTCCGAAGGACTCATAGTCTGCCCGCAGTGTGGTCGCGAAGAGACGATCATCATAGACTCTGAGAAGCCCAGCTATAAGGACCCCCCGCCTGAGGCAGGCGAGTTCACTTACAAGCGTATTAACCGTTTTGATGAGTGGCTCACCCAGTATCAGGCAAAAGAGACAACAGAGATCCCTCAAGAAGTACTTGACAAGATCCTGATCGAGATGAAGAAGGACAGAATCACGAACATGTGTAGACTTACTATGGAGAAAGTTCGTGGTTACCTGAAGAAACTCGGTCTGAACAAGTACTACGAGCACATTCCGCACATTATCTACTGTCTCAACGGCTTACCGACACCTCGATTGTCACAAGAGACCGAAGAGAAACTCAGATCGATGTTTCGACAGATCCAGGACATTTTTGACCAGGTCTGTCCCAGCAATCGCACGAACTTTTTGTCCTACTCATACCTTCTACGTAAGCTTCTCGAGCTACTCGGAGAGGACGAGCACAAAGTGTACTTTAGGTTACACAAGTCAAGAGAGAAGATATACCAACACGACAAAACATGGCAAAAAATTTGTCGAATTCTTAACTGGGAGTATATCAGGACGGTTTAGTCGAGAATACCATTAACTTTTGTAACCTTTTTCGATAAGGAGGTGATACCTCTCTAGCGAAAACGAGTTTGATTGAGAATGTGTTACTGAAACAACATTTAACTGAACCAGATATCTGTGTTGGAGACACCGGTACTTGTAGCACGAGGCTCGAAGTAACCAGGTAGTGTCTTCTCTCCGGTAGCCTTGTAGTAAGCACGAACAGGTAGTGATACCCATGGTAAGAACGGAAGAACCCATTTGTCTGTAGGGCGAACTCCGAGTATGGTGAGAATAATCTTTCCGATTCCACTCTTCGGGTTGAACGACCAGACAGCTCCTGCGAGACGGTACAACATAAGCAGACCCATCTCTGCACTTGCGCTCCAGTACGTGATAGTGAAGTTGAGAAGAATGAAGAACACAGCCAAAGGGAAGGTTCCGAAGCCAGAGGCGACGATAAATGACATCCAGTCTCCCAACCAAGGCACCCAATGTCCGAAGATAAGTGCTAGAAGAGTGAGAATCAAGAGAACACCCATCACAATACCAATCGGATTTCCTGGTTTATCACCTGTTCCTGTTCTCCAAGCCCAGATATCTGTAGCTTTTTCATGAAGAACAGCGCCAGTAATAACTCCCCAAAGTACGAAGAATATGATCGCTGAGAACATCATCATAATGGTTTTTCCGATTCCTTTCTTGCTCGATCCCCCAACACCAAATCTGATAATAGAGGCGAATGTCATCGCGTAGACCGACATCATAATACCTCCTTTCAGGAACGATGGGAGAGAGTACGGTAGGTAGAAGTTGAGTAACGCTTTTGTTCCAGGTGGTTGTGCCTCACTTCCAAGATGTGCCCACAGGAGAGATCCGACAACGATAAAGATCACCGCGATCGTCACGAATGTTACGATTATCTTCCATTTAGGGTCGTACTCGAGGAACTCTGGTGGGAGAGATATTGCGTACAATAGAGAGTCCTCAAGGTTCCCACCCTTAGGAATGAAAGTACGGAATGTGATATGAATAATCATCAGAATCACAATCCAACTGAAAAAAGTTTTAAACTTCTTGAACCATGACTGTAGAATCTCGTCTTGTGTAGTTTTAGGATCATTCGGATTGATTGGTGACCCTCCGCGCGGGTACGACACGTTAGTGAATCGACATGTCTCAAAAGCGACAAGAGCTTTCAGTCTCTCCAGTTTCTGAGCCTCTGTACGTGTGTTGTCAGGGTCTATGATGGCGTTCATCTGCTTGTCAAACTCCTTGTAAAGATTATCAGGACCTCCTTTGACAGCTAGGTTGTTATTTACAGCTGTGTTGAAGATCTGAGAGATCGTCTTTGAGCTGTCATTAAGTTTTCCTTTAGCAAGATTCAAGTTATTAGGGAACTTACAGTTGTACTGCTCCATCATTGACGCGTCACATCCACAGTAAGCGGATGATTTACTGTCTACCTTGATTTTAGAGAAGTACTGTGGAGGTGGTTTTGCGTTTTTCGCACCATCTTCAGGTTTTGTCACCATCTTGTAACCACCACATGTATCAGAGCCGTATGATGCTTTAGCACCATGAACAACGAGAGATGTCGGAGGTGGAGCTGTGTTTTTAAGCTCTAGTTGGTCATCATTTGTTGAGGATGGCGGTGGTGGTGGCCCAGCTCCTGTCATACCCTCGCAGTAGCACCTAGTATCACCCGATCCCGCGACTGTCGCGAAAGCGTACTTAATAGCACCCTGTTGCTCACACGCAGCTGCACACTGATCTTTGTTCTGGACATCATGTACGTCGTCACGACAAAACTCACCAGACCCGCGGGGACATGTACTACAACCGGGACATGGTGATGCCTTGGCTCTATCAATAAGTGTCGGATCTTCAGTAATCGACATATCGACTTATGTCCTATATGTTAGCAAGAAGAACTTTCTTTACGAACGAATTGACTCTTGATTAGATCCCGGGACTCCTTTACTCGCCTCGTAGTTAGCATGAATGTCTTTCATTTGTTTCCCACACTTACCTGCCTTTTTAGAGGATGTTGTTGTGTCACCCGGACAGTACAGATAGTATGCGTAGGTTCTCAAGTTGTCGTACAGAGCCTTCGCGCTCGGGTTTGTGATGTTCGAACAGGGTAGGTTAAAGTAAGGAACCTCGATAGAGTTCGGGTCTGGACATGATTTTGTAATAGTATGGAACTTACCAACACCGAATAGAGCCATAACACCGACAAATCCAAGTAGGAACAGAGAGTACATCGGCCAGCTTAGTCCTGCGACATCTGGCATGAGAACTCCGCTCATGACGAAAGAGAGAAGAACAACAAGTAGACCGATCCACGACCACCAAGTGAACAGACCTCTCCAGAGAATACTTCCACCTTGTAAAGCGTCCTCCTTGATACCACCACCAAGTTGATTAAGACGTTGATGTAGCTCCTTTTTGGCCTCCTCGCGAGTTGCCACTCCTGTCTGTCCCATTGTTGCGGCCGGTTTATCGTAGATAGCGTTGAACATGAACCCAAGACTGTCGTTGTCAGGAACACTTTCTGATACATCCATCTGGTGCATCGCTGTCAGAAGTTGCCAGTCAACAGGGTTGAAGTACTTACCTGCCCATCCGTGGAACATATTCAGGGAGAAAACGTTGAAGAAGATCTTAATAATACGAACAGCCCATCCTGCCACACCACCTGAAGTAGCACCTCTCTGCTTCATTCTTCCGATAATCTTCCCGGTGTGATTCTTGACAACGTTCGTGAACTTCGGATTACGAGCACCTTCATGGTTCTTGTCACCAGGGGCACCACCACTTTGTCTTACTACATTTTTCGGTATATTCTGTCTTGACAGTCGAATCGCCTTCGCTCTTCGTGCTTTATCCTGAAGTTCTGCCAACTGTTTCTGTTTATCAGACACAGACCTTTGTGCTTCCTTCTCTTTCTTCCTCTGCATCTTTCTCAACGCTCTCGCTGATTTCTCTTGTGCGTAGCTCTCTTTCATGCTAGAGATACCACTAGATGCCGACTGTTTCGCCTTCTTAGCTTGCGTACCTATCTTCTTCAGGAAGTCCTTGGGTGATGCGTAACTCTCCGCGTTCTCGTCAACGTTCTGATCCAACCATTTGTCACCAGGTTCAGAGCCGTCACCAAATAACGCTGCCATCCAGATAGGTGTGAAAGAGTAAGCTCTGGTGAACAAAGCGAAGAAACCAGGATGAACTCCGAACATCTCGAAGAACGGTGTCAGAAGATCAAAACCTGTAACGAAGTTAACAAGAATTAACGGTAAGCCATAAATGAACTTCTTTATCTTACTCCCGAACGAACCATCTCCCCAGAAGAATCCTTGAGTGTCGTACACTGATGTCTTGTTTTTGTTTTTAACACTTCTATTTTTTTGTTCTTCCTTGATTTGATCCTGTGTTTTACCAGAGACGTATGTATTGCCACCTGATGCTGTCGGTGTTGTAGGTGGCGTGGTCTGACCCCCGTACTGATAGTATCCACCATTCATCTCTGTTGCTGATTTCATCTCTGTTCTTGGAGCTGTGTTCTCATCAAGACTAGACTGTAACCTCTCGATATTTCTCTGAATACTCTCCACACTCTCCTCCTCGTACTCAGGTGCTGGTAGAACTTCGCCACGAATAAATCGATCAAGTGTGACACCCATCCCTGCAACCTGTTGTGCGCTAGAAAGATCCCAGACACGGAAAGATCCTTTCCACGGGAAACCAGCACCTGCGAAATACTGAGGGATAATCCCGAAGATAAACAGAAGAATGAAGAACACAAAGACGACACGCAACGCTGTCATCCAAATAGGATCTTTCTGTTGATCCGCCTCGTTCACTTTGTCCTTCTTCTCCATGATCTTGTAGTACAGTTGGCGACCCATCGTGATGAAACCCATGATGAAGACAGCCCATATCAGGATCAGAAAGAGCATCGCTATCACTCGCAAAAATCCATCACCTCCGTGAGTCGCGAAATGATTCGCGTGTATAAAACGGTAGTTATTCAGAACGAAGTAGACAGTTACTAGGAGAGTCAGGAGAGCCGTGAGCATAGGTATGCTCATGAACTTGTCCGTGAACCACTCCCAGGTAGATTCAGACTTATCAGTCTTTGACTTTTCTTTATCATCTTTCTTTGAACTCATGATAATCCTGTCAACGGACTTTACATACTAAAGGCTAAAAAAAAGATAGACAGACAGTAAACCACCTTAACAGACTTCAAAGATATTCTACCAGAGGTAAACTCATCTTAAAAAAATTAGGTTTAAGGTATAACCATGAAAACGTATCAGAAAGTCTCGCTATTTCATATCCTTGTCGTAGTCCCTATCTTGGGTGCGGTCGGCTGGAGAATCGTGAACAAGGAGAAGGTGACTGACCTTGAGGGGTACCTTCTTCTTCTTCTCGCTGCTATCGCTCTTGTGCGTCACGCTCAGATCATGATGAGTTAGGAAACGAAGAAAAATCTTGGGAACACTATACCTTTGTAACAAGACATCATGGGTCTGATGCGTGAATTTAAAAGTATGAAGCCATGGGCTAAGGTTCTCTTGGTCGTGGCGATTCTTCTGATTCTTTGGGGTCTGTTCTGGCCACGCCAGACAACCTACGTGAAGATCATGCCTGTTCGCGAGAACATGTTCCGTGGCGAACGTGAACACATGTCAAACGATGAGGACGGTGAGGTCAAGGAGGCTATTCACAGCGGAAAGCCTTGCTTCGCTATGTTCTACGCTCCTTGGTGTGGTTACTGTAAGAAGACGATGCCTGACTGGGACTCACTTGCGAACCAGTACAGAAAGTGTAAGGTTCTTAAGGTGAACTGTGATGTACACAAGGAGTTGGGCAAGCGCCATGGTGTGAAGTCCTACCCAACTATTAAGTACCTGCCTAACGGTCTTGGTTCCCCATCTGGTGCTCGTGAGTACCAGGGTAACCGTACCATGGCAGACTTCGCCAAGTTCCTGGATCAGTGCGTCTCCGCGGATCCTTCCAAGATGCCTAACCAGGCGGCTCCTCTGCGTGGTGGCCCTCCTGTTCCTCCTTACCGCGCTGGTCAGGGTCCTCTGACGACCTCTTTTGTGGCTCGTCATAACGAGTTGGCGTAGGCATCCCTCTTCTTTCTAGATAAGTAACACCTGATCGATATCCATGATTGTAAAGATAAGATCTATCCTCAGCAGTCATCTTCAGCCCAGCACCAGGTGGGCCACCGTGTAACTTAATTAGATAGTTTTCGTATTCTCGAAAAGTCAGTCTGTTATAGCGTATCATCATTCCGGTGATGATACGGTAAAAGTAATCGAGAAAATTATCAACTCGATGACTTTTATCTTGTGGTGTAAGAACTAGACCGATCATATCACCGTTGCGTGCTTTCTTCCTTATCTTCTTTTTAGCTCCTTGAATAGGAAAAGCGTCAAAGAGATCTCCGTCAACTAACAGAGATCTCTCTTTACGAATAACCGGAAGGGCGATAGGAATACGCGAGGATATCCTGACCGCGTCGATAACGAGCATTTTAGGTGTATCTCTGTATGAGAAGTACTCTGGCTGACCAGTTGTGATATTACTGCCAGATATCACAAGATCCTTCTTTGTTCTTTTTCTTAGTCTCTTAAACGTGAGTTTGTTAGGGTCAAAACCTTTCTTACTTATCAGAGATCCCAGGCGATTATCCCAGAGAACTCCGTCAGAGATAGAGAACTTATCGAAGATCAATGGTAACAACTTCTGTTTTTTCTCTATGTTCTCAAAGATAGCGGGAATAGCGTCTGGTAACATATCTCCGAAATCGTTCATCTCATTACGTAACTCCTCCAAAGTGTAACCAACTGCCAGACCTGTTGTAATCAACGCACCAACTGATGATCCACATAGTACCTTTATTTTTTGGAGGTCAACACCTTTGTCTCGCAAGGCTGTTAACGCGCCAACATAGGCGAGACCTTTCAGACCTCCACCAGAGACAACAAGAACCTCTGGGTACCACGATCTTGGGGTTTTTTCCTTCGATTCCATTTTCTCAATAGTATAGCACAGCGAAACTGCTTAACCCCAATGTCCTTAGTTCCCTGGGAAGAAAAAACCGGAAACTCTAGCGAGGATGCTATCGGGACTATTACCAATCAGTACCCGTTAATGCCGTCCTTCGCTCCACCAACGGATCACCCATTAGATCCACATAATGATCTCCTGCCACCCGCGTACGCCGCTCCGTTGTCAAATATGATGATGGGTCCACCTGAGATTATCAAGAAGCGTTACTTCTCTTTGACAGTCTCAGACATTAATCAGTTCCAGAAGAACAAGATGCGCAAGTGGATCAAGGTGTACGAGAAGGTTCTTGGCATGTGCTTCCGTCGTATTCGTGATCATGTTCTGCGTGATCAGAAGTACTGTCTGTTTAACATCCCTGAGTACATCGCGGGGTTTCCAGTGTTTAACATGACACACTGTTGCGCCTTCATTCTGCGTAAGCTACGCATGGCAGGGTTTAAGGCGGAGTTAGTGCCACCTAATGTGATCGCGGTGTTCTGGAACATGGATCCGAACTACGAGCGTATTCTGCCAGAGCCGAACAGACCTAAACAAAAACAAAAGCGAGCTCCACCACCTCGTGAGGAACGTGTGGTCAATAACACGGTAGACAAAGATATCCATTACGTACAATTGTTACCGTCTTCTGACTCAACCAATATGGTGCCACCACCACAACCTAAACCTGTTAGAAAAGCGTCGTCAAGATACGGCGCTCAGAAAGAAGAACCTTTTCTTTTTCAGTGATTATCTAACTATCTTCACACCACCACCTTTGATTACCTTACGTGATGTGTCCAAAGAGTAGATCACGAAAAGGCCGAAAAGAATGAGGAACATACCTGGTGTGAAGTCATGTCCCAAGTTAGCGAAACCCTCCTGAACCTCTTCCATGGCTTGTACATCCTCGTTACTTGGATCTCTGTCAGGAATCGGCTTTGACGGAGGTGCTAAGCACAGCTCACCTCGTTTGTTCTGAATCTCTCCACCACGAGGAGCAGACCTGGCTTTTCTCTCTTGAATAATCATCATCTCGTCAGTGTCGTCGTAATCCGAGAACAACTCTCTGTCCATAGACGGTGTCATTCCTTGTGTTCCTGGTAACATAGGGTTTCTGTCATGTCTTTGGAGAGCACGGAGATATCGGACAACACGTTTCTTCAGTTTTTTCTGACATCTACGACAAGTGTCAAGATGATAGAAGTAGTCCTGACAAGGAGACTGTTCGTTTCGCGACACGTCCCCGTATGTCATTACAGGACCTCCGTAACCAACAGGCTCTAACTGCCTACCGTGTTCGGAGCCGTAATCAAGTGGGTTAAAAGGTGCGTACATAACATCACCTGTCTTTCTTGAGACAAGATGATCATTAGGTGTACCAGCTTTAAACTTCCTTACCTGCTTCACTCTGGCCTCACCAACAGAGTTAGGTGGGTAACCACTGAGAGTCTTACGGAGATTCCCGTTACCCACCAAAGATCTCTCCAAGTACTCCTTCGGTGACATCGCGTCCTGGTACTCTTGCTCGTGAATGTCCTCCTCGTCTCCCCATGGTCGAAACTCTGATCTTAACATCTTATTACGAACACCACTTACATCTGTGAATGACTCACGGTGTGCTCGGCGATCACTGTGTGATCTTCTCTCTGCTCGATGACGAGCTGTCTGTGCGCGTCTTGTTCTTGACAGATTATCCCCATCACGAACTCCTGGCAGAGAGTTGGCGTCATTGCGTGACGGATTCATCTGATTATCAAAATGCTCCAAAGGAGAGAAAGAATCAACCTGATTCATCCGTTGCGCAAAGTCGGTGCCCCAGACTTCTGAAAGCGCAGCATAGGACATCTTTTACTGTAAGGTAAACCCGTCCTAGATACTGTACGAAACAAAAAAATCAACGGTTCTATTATACGCGACAATGGCGAAATCAAGGTCGAGTAAAGGTTCGATTAGTAGAAAAGCGATAAATGTGTACGCCACGGTGTACATCACGCTCATGGTCGCAGAGCTGTTCTTTATTATTCTGATGTGGTCTCCTTACGGTGATCCTGATGGTGCGTTCGCTCCTCTGTACAACTGGGTTAAGAAGCGCCTTGACGGATTCGTCATTACCATGTTATTCGTACTTATGATTCTCTCTTACTACTTCCCAGGTGTCGGGTTCTTTGGTCTTCTCATTCTTCTGTACAGAGTAGCGGAGAAATGCTGTGGTACTCTGGAGAACTTCGGTGACGGTCTTCTGTACGGATGGGGAAGGTACCACCCGGATTACAAAACTGTTTACGACCAGGGTTGTCTGGAGAGAACTCAGGACGGCACTAGAGCCGCCTACTCATCAGCTTTGGGCGACAACGAAGACAGACGATGGATGGCTAAGTTAGCCGATTTTGAGAACTCCAACGTTCATAACGATATCGGAAGAGTTCAGAAGAAAGTCGTGCTGTTCCCCAAAGCGGATTGTGATCAAGGAAATTGGATCATTCCTAAGATTGTAGACACGTGTAAGATCTACACCCCAACTAAAAACTACGTTGGGCATCCTTGTCCGGTAGGATGCGGACCGTGTTCTCTAGCGTTCGCCGGCTCTGTTCTACAGGATCGTGTGCGACCCCGAGGTCTGGTCACCACGTCTCTACTGGCGAAACAAGTGGACGAGCGTTAAAGGTCACTATTTCGCCATCATACGTTCACCCATCTTACCCATCATTTGGGCAAGTAGAGGACCCATCATACCTTGTTGTGAGTCCATAATAGTCAGGTTGGTACCCTTGAACATCTTCGCGATCTGCTCCACCATTTGTACGTCCGTGCGATCTGCGTACCTCTCAAGAGCGTAACCCTCAGCCTCACCCTTCGCACGAATAGCTTGAGCCTCAGCCTCTGCTAACGCGACTGTCTCCTCGGCCTTGGCAGCAGTCATAATCTTCAGCTCACTTGCGGAAGCCTCTGCCATCAGCCTTTGCTCGTCAGCACGAGCCTGAGCGTTCAGATTCGCGATCTTACCTGAGGACTCGGCCTCGATAAGCTTCTCGGCGACACGAGTCTTCGCCTGAATCTCCGCCATCTCCTTCTTGTACTGAGCAAGTTTCTTGTCGTTCTCAGCTTTCACCAAGATCGCTCGAGCCTTCGCTGCCTCGAACGCCGCCTTGTTCAACTCGTTCTGTTCATGTTGGTTCTTCAGATCTAGCTTGGAGATACCGAAGTCGGCAACGATGAGCTCGACACCGAACACGTCCAACAGAGTCTTCGCGAGAACACGAACCGAGGCACGAGAGACGTTCTGGAACTGAGACTTGAGAGAACCTGGCTGCATGTCGTCGTTCTGAAGAACGTGTAACATGTTCTCACCAGAGTGCTTCTTCTCGTCATCAATCAGATCCTCCTTAGACATACGATGTAGCAACATCATATCCTTGAACACCAAGTGTCGGACAATCTCCTGCATAGACCTCGTACAAGATGTGCGAATCGTGTTGTCAATAGTACGGAAGATGTCGTTCTCACAGGATTTCGCCTCTTCTGCGTGACACTTAATCATCTGTGATCCCAACAAGTACGCCTTGAAAGGCTCAACGATCTTGTAAGCCATGGTAAAGTTAAAAATTACATCGAACGGATCCATGGTGATACCTTCCATACGACGAATCTCCCTGAACTGTACAGTCTTAGGGAGAGAGACCAGGAACTTATTCGGCTCTTCCACAACGTGACAACCGTTGTGTAGGATCTCCAGAGCTCCGTCCGCCTTCTGTACAACACCGAACTCGTTCTCCTTGATGTACACACGCAACAAGGAAGAGAACTTGAACTGATCAACGGTCAAAGGCTGAGCTTTTGAGATCTCAATCTGATCAGAGTAGAACCAGTAATCGCCGGGAATGTCCAGAAAGACAGCGCGGCGATTGATCTGAATACCTACCACCTCACCCGGCTTCACGTACACCTTTCCAATGAGATGGTACAAGAACGTGTCCTTAAGGTGGGAGAATCCGACATCTTGATTAGAGTCCAAGCGATGAGCATTAGGATTCTGACGCTTGCGCTCAGCACGATCCTCTGCTGAGAGAATGCGTTCACCGAACTCAAGAAGACCTGATGTGATTCGGTGTTGACCCTCGAACAGAATGTAAGGTCGGTTGTGAATAAGGATACGTGCCAGGCGACCGGGAGGGACAGTGATGATGTTGATCGGCCCTGCGAGAATAGCGGGACATGTCTGTTTCACACGCTGAATGAACTCGAATGTCGGGTCATCGAACATATGAACGCCGACAGCGTGATTGTCACCAGGCTCCAGCAGAGAGTACTGATCGTTAATCTTCACGACAACGTACTCACCGGGGTGTACACGCACGATGTGAGCACGGTTCATGTAGGTGATGTAATCCTTGACAACAGAGTGTCTTGTGGTCTTACCTCGCCAAGGATTGTACTCCAGGTGCATACCTGGCTTTAGCAGACGAACAGCCTCGTCAAGATCGGTGACAAAACCGATCTCACCCTGATGAATACGCTTGTATCGGTGAGCCATCCACCAGGTACCAACACCAGTAATACCAATTAGTCCGCACCAGAAGTGCTTCCAGCCTTTCTGAAGGAAGTTGCGTTTGTGTACCCAACCAAGCTCAGTTGCTTTGCGCATGAACTCACGCGCGTACTTCTCGTCATTCCCACCAGCACCGTCTGTCACAAAATCGGGTTTGCGGAAGAAACGAGCATCAATCCCTCTCACCTCTTCAGGGATAGGGGGCCACGACTTGTCCGTTTTAGGGTTAGGAGCACGAAGATTAGGATTACCAGTACCGATATCCTTGAGAAAGTTTGCGGCTTGATGGAACTCATCGTCAATTCCATCACCCTCGATCTCGGGATCAACCCGAGGAAGGACGGTTGGATGTGACTTGGTTTTCATCTCGATAGAAGGAGGGGAAAGTGAGGGAGCAGAAGGATCTGTGTTAGTGGACATGTGCGGGATGAGTATAATGCCCGAATCTGTTTAAATCTGTTTTTGAACTCGGGAATCAAGTGTAAAATGAAAAAAACAACGAAAAAATCTTAGGTTATGTATAGGTATCTGAGATGTCTGCTAAGAAAACAGCCGAAGCTGCTCTTGCGGTGTCAGAGGAGGCGCTACAACGTGTTTACGCGATGCAGAGAGGTAATCCTGTCTTGTTACTTGCTGTTGTTGTCGTCCTGGGTTATTTGTTCTACATTAACTACTACGTAGTCAAGGATCCTAACAAGTCCGCTTACGTGCTCAGTATGTACCACAACGCGAACCTGAGAATGGGTATTATCTCTATCCTTGTTCTCGGAATGTCTGGGGTGTTTGGACAAGGGTTTACACATCTGTCTGCTATTCTCGGTTTCGCGTATGTCACCTCGTACGTAACAGTGAAAAATCTGTCAGAAGGAATGGAAGACACACCTAAGGATCTTGGAGACGTGAAACTTTCCCATTTACATAAGAAGCTGTCACAGGTCGCTGAGCAGATGTACAAGAACTCTGACATGGCGAAACAGCATGTTGACAAAAGAGAGAAAGAAAAAGCAATGGCTAGCGCCGCGCCAGTACAACCTGACGAGATGCCGGTCAAGGAGTCAATGGGCAACATGTCCAACTATCCTCTGTCACACCCTGATCCACGTTGTACACCATGCCCGAACGGATCAAGGATGCCCTTCAACCCACGCCCACACGAGCCTGACTCACCTCTGATGGGTATCGGCAACGATAGACTTCCACCTATGGGTGTTGACTTTTTGTCAGCACCTCCTGGTGTGTACTCGCAGTCTCAGATCGCCTACGAGATGGGAATGTCGTAAGACAGAAATTAAAAGCGCGTTTGACGCGGTTGTCTTAAAAAGAAAGAATAACTCTCGGTAGTAAGAGTCTAATTCTGATGAATCGTTCTAACGGATTAGTCAAGTCAAAACCACTCTGGTCATCAAATGGCACAGGTCGATCTGTTCTGGGGTGGAGAATCCCGGAGCCTATTTTCGCGGTTTTCTTCATTCTGGTCGTTCTGGCATTAGCCAAGGACGAGAATGTGGTTTCGAAAGTTAGAGAGAATAAGTCTGTACAAATAGCGCTCGCTATCCTTGTATTATACTGTATTTATAATAGAGCTCCTTGGAGCTTAATGTTTATCATAGGTTTTATAGCCTCTGTTTGTTTCACAGATATTCTGACAGATGCGAAAGGAACGGTGGAGAAAATCTGGGGAGGAGTCTCCTCTCAGATTCGCAAAGATCACCAGAGTCAAGACCCTGCTCTCATGCGAATGGGCGCAAGAGTTCTTGGTATCATGAACAATAATAAGGTTCCACCAAAAAGTATTCTCAAGAGATCCAACGAGAAAAAGGTATCCTTCGACGATGTTGAGTCAGAGGGGGATGAAAGCGAGTCAGACTCTGATGATGAGATGTGTTCGAAGGTATCTCAAGCGTTCGGTTTCTCTGACGTTGAGAGTGACACAGAGGCAGAGACAACTGATAACGAGACGGAGGAGGATCAGGAGAGAAGGAAGGACGATCTTCTAAGTTTTATGAACACAGTTAGTGCCACGGGACGGAAACAAAAACCACAGTAATTACATACGGACTGAGCATATTGGAGACAAAATGCTGGAAGCTTTGAGTACCTCACCTCTTCTTGCGGGATGTGTTATGTTGATGATGAACTTGGGAGGCAAGTACGTGATTCTTGATATCCCGAAAGGAATGGACGCTTTCTTCGCACACCCGTGGGTTAGGAAGTTCACAGTGTTCTGTATCGCTTTCATGGCGACAAGATCTATTAAGACAGCTCTGCTTCTGTTACTTCTGTTTATCTTACTATCTCGATATCTTCTGAATGAGAAGTCAAAAAGTTGTATCCCAGGTATTCGGGAGAGAGTTGAGGAGGCAATGGCTGAGCAGAAACGTCTGAAGAAGGAGCATGAGGATAGAGTTGACAGAGTTGATAAAGGTAAAAAGAAAGCTGAGTAAGGTGCGTTCTTCTTTACAGAAACAGTTCTTGGTATGAGTAAATTGAAATGATTGGTAATCGTTTTAATCACTCGTCCTTCCCACAACCGACCGGTTCGATCGGACGCAGGAAAAGATCAAGAGATCGCTCAGCGAGACGCCCCCTTCATGTGTCAAAGATGCGTCGTCCTGCTTCAAGCTCCTCAGACTCCTCGGATAATGAAGCCGAGTTTGGGGGAGCCAAAGTCCCACTTGAGGGGATCGAACTGCTCCTAAACAGGGATAAGGTGCCGAACGATTTAGGTAAGAAGATGGATAAAGAGACTAAAGAACATGGAAAAGAACATGGAAAAGAACATGGAAAAGAACATGGAAAAGAGCATGAACGTCCACAAGCGCCACCTGCTTCAAGATTTCTTCGACCCGACAGACGAGAGAGAGGTTCGAGGCCATCAGGTGGTGCTGGTGGGCTTATGGCTGAGTTGGATGATGTTATCTCTGATGCCGAGTCAGCAGTTGACAGTTCTGACCGCCGTCGTCCTCGACGTCGCCCACGTTTCCGTCGTAATCGTGACAGGGATCGCGGGAGTCACCCACCTAAGGCTTCCTTTTTCCCGAGCTCGAAAGGTGCCTCACCACCCACACCTCCACGAGAGAGATCTGATGATGAGGAGTCAGTAGGCTCAGACATATCTGTTTCATCTGGTGATGTTCGACATGCATCTGGTTCTGACCTTGAGTCGATCTCCGAGGAGTCAGGTGACTCTGGCTCGGACTCCGGAGATGACCGCGACACGGAGTCCAGAGCGGATGGCGACTCTGGCTCTGAGTCAGAAGAGGAGGATCTTGGGGAGAAGCAACGCCGTTGGCGCCCACCTTCTCACATGTCCAGAGAGGAGATCCTGGCAGAGAAGGAGCAGTTACTGTACGATTACGGACGTTTGGCAGAGAACGGTTACCGCACAGGTATTCGTCTCTCCATGAAGACACCTTTGGAGACTCTGAGAGCCGAGGTGTTTCGTCTGAAGAAGTTGAGAAGTGTACAACGTTCGATCAGGTTCCAGCGTAAGATGCTAATATCTGTCACTTCCGGTCTTGAGTATTGTAACAAGAGATTCAACCCTTACAAGTTCGCACTTGATGGATGGTCTGGCGAAGTTCTGGATAATATCGGTGATTACGACGAGGTGTTCGAGGAACTTCACGATAAGTACTCTGACTCTGTACAGATGGCACCAGAGCTGAAACTTATCGCGATGGTTGGTGGCTCCGGTCTGATGTATCATTTGAGTAACACTCTGTTCAAGTCGAGCACACCGCAACTGAACGATATTTTGGCAAGCAACCCGAATATCATGTCGCAGATTCAGGGAGCGGCTCTTAACCAGATGGCTTCTCAGCACTCTAACGACCCTATCTTCGGAATGATGATGGGTGGTCTTAACATGCAACAACAACAGCGAGCACAAGGTGGACAGACATTCTCTCAGGCAGGTGCTGAGCCCGCGCCAAGAACTAGCTTTGACCGTGCCCAACCAACAAGACCTCAACGTCGAGGACCTCAACCTTCTAACGCCTCTGCTAGTGTAGGAGCCTCTGTCTCAGAGGTTCCATCCGGACAGGGAATTATGAAAGGTCCTGAGGGAGTTGATGATATCCTGGCACAACTTAACGGTGTTGAGGCGTCACAAGCGTCTCTTGTGTCAGATGTCGAGGAGGACGAGGTTCGTGAGGTTACTACATCAAGACCTAGGGCTCGTCGCACACGTAAACCAAAGGCTGATAACGTGATTGACCTTGACATGTAAGTAATAACTCGTCATTCTCTAAGTATTAAAACTATTTCGGCATTTCGTAGAATATCGAAATAGTTTGACAAAATTGTAATCAGGAACCACTACTTATTTCTCAGGAACCAGTCAGTCGCCTGTAAGAAACAGTCTGTTAGATCGTCCTGCTTATTATGATTCTCCAGGAAGCTTAGGTACTCCGGAGCGTCCTCAAGACACATCTTCGCGTATTCAAGACAAAGGATCTTACGTCTTCTGTACCTATCTTTCACACGGTTGTATCTGTCATTCACAACTTGTTCGTACGAAGATCCTGGCCAGTCTGTGTCCACAGTAGGTAGTTTCTCTTTTTGTCTTGCGTTCACGTTTCCTATATGAATCAGAGTTGGCGCTCTATCTGTGCCAAAAGCGTAAGAGAAGTACGAGAACAGTAACATCTGTACCGTCTTCATCATAGGGTTCATCTGCGATGGCTGATTCTCAAGAATGACGTAATTCACGTTAAGAAGTTCTGGTCTGGCATCAAGAGCTTCTTTCATGCGCTTCGCATGATCGAACGGTGTTTTTTTCTTCTTCTTAGGTTTCTTAATAAGAACTGCGTGATCCGGCTTGTGTGTCTTACAGAAAAACTCACGATTACCCACGTGATACTTAGCTTTCTTGTGACACACCTTTCCTTTCTTAGTCTTCTCCTCACAGTACCTCACAGGAAGAACCTCATCCTCATAAAGATTTATGATGTCCCAGTCTCTAATGTAAAACCCATGTTTCGTACGAGTCTGATCCTCGAATCTTCCATCACCATTCCTTTCAAGAATACAGTAAGAGAGATTCTTAATGCCTATGTCCCATGATAGAACGGCCTCACGATCAGCTACGATTTCTTTTTCCTCATCACTCATCGAGTTTCCTGCTAGATAGCTTTCGCAATATTTCTTTCTTTATATGTGGACACGGTTATTTCGCTTTTCCTTTTTTCTTTTTGATCTGAAGGTTCATGTAGTTGAACAACGTGTGTTTCTTGTCGAGAAGTGGTTTGTTTCTACGAATCTTCAGGTTCTCTCTCGCTTTTACCATGCGTTCCTGGTCAACAGGTATGTACGGCTGATCCTTTCCGTATCTTTTTCTGCTGTGATAGTTCTCGTTCTTAGGCGCGACGTACTTCATCTTTCCGAACGCTCTGACACCACCCGGGGTCTGTAGAAGTCTCATGTCCTCAGAGTCTGCGGTGAACGACTGCTCCTCAATCTTAGGAACGATTGAGATCATCGGAGGGTACAAAACCTTGTACACCTTGTGGTGCGTGTGTGTCTCTTTGTATCTCTCACGGAACTCCTCAACCGATAGATGACCACCGAACTTCTGTAGGAGCTCTTGTGGATCTGCCAGAGGAATCTTCTTGGTCGAGTTAATATTCAGAATCTTCTTTCGTAGAAGGTGAAGCAGGTTATATGACTCCCACTTATCATCATCTGTTATATCACCACGAAAGAACAGATGTGCGGCTGCGCAAGAGTAGGAGCAGTAGCATCCTAACACGAAGAAAGTGTCCTTGATCTTCCATCGTGGTACGGATACAGGAGGGCCAGAGAATGGCGCACAACACCATCGACACCAGACAGACGTGCTACGTGGCCACTCCTTACGACGATTCGCGTCAGCAAACTCACACATAGCATCAAGAAGACGGAACTTAACATCAGATGAGTTCTCGTCTTCTGATGGGTCTGCTGTGGGAATATCTGGGTTCTCATCTAGGGATACAGACGGCACGTTCAGGTTGTAAAGACCGATGTCACGTGGGGTGGAGCTGACAGATTGGATCTCCGAGCCTACCTGTCCTGCGAACGTGTTGGATCCTGGAAGCTTCTGAGGGAAGCGAGGCAGTATCTGTGCTTCTGCGTTGTCCCAGGTCGCGTACATACCTCCTTGATCACCTGCAAGTGAGGACCCGACCGGTTCGTACGCTGTCGGGGTTCCGCTGAGTTGAGATATTGAGAGAGGATCCATCTGGATTCTCTGCTCCATATAAGCCTGTATATCGTCTTCTGTAATGCGAAGGTGGAGAATCACGTGGGGCTCAAGATTTCTCTTACGCCCACGTTTCCGGGTCTTATCAACATAAGCGGAGCCCTGTTTTCTCTTAGATTCCGAGCTCATTCTGTGGTGATTGAAATACCACAGACGTCCTCTTTAAGTAGTCTAGAGTTCCTAAAAATCGATTGCGTTCAGCGACGGATTTTTATCTAAAGACATCTGAAGAAAATGGCGTTACGTCAAGCGAATATATCACAATGGCTACAGGATGAGAAGGGAGGTGAGGTGGAGTACGCTTACCCTTACTTCTATCTTAGCTGGAACCCTAAAGATCCTGAGCCTATACACCAGGCGACCTGGTATCGTGAGATACCGACAGGATATCCAGTCGCTTGGAAAAAGACGATTCGAGTCGGGTACAGAGATATATGTCTCTGTTGCTCTCACAATCCTCCTGACTCACCTACTGTGGGAATGTTCTCAGGGACTGTGTACGACAGTTTTTTGAAATCTCATCTACAGAAGGCTGTTAGACGTAAGAACGCCCGAGCAGCGATCTACACAGCTGATCTTCTTCTGGAGATGTCCCCGATACAGCTTCTGCGAAGACTCCCTATTATCGTCGTGGAAGACTCTTTTCTACACGAGGGGTTTAGCACACTGATCTGGATGATGTGCGCTGTATCCTCATGTGCGAAAGTAGGCCAGAACCTGTTTTACTTACATGAGGTACAGAAGAGATGGGTTCTTGGGTTTGTTTACCAGTTAGTATCTGTGGAGTTCAAGGAGGTTGCTCCTGATTCCTGTTACTCCAAGAAAGTTGTGTTCAACAAGTCTCTGGGAAGAATACATGCGTTACCACCTAAAGTCCGTGACCTGGTGTACGCCTTGGAGACAAGAAAGGTGTATGGAGGAATGAAAGGTGATGAGGCTATGCTGTCCGCTTTTCAGAACCACTATATCGATCGTTTCGCAAGAGACGAGTCAAACGGGTGGGATCCCGAAGGACTATGGAAAAGATCATTTTACTCTCCTATCAGACCTGTTCTGTGTAAGAGAACTCCGTTCGGGCAGAACGAGTGGATCTACGCAGGATACGACTTTCACTGCTCTCCTAACATTCTAACAAGATTAGAGGAGGAGTATCCTGACTTCGAGAAGGAGGAGTTCAAGGCGTGTATCTGGTACTGTAGTTCAGGACGTAATTATCATCGCTCTGTAAGTTTCAAAGGACGTAAGTACGTCTCTGTTGTGGATGAGTCAGTACCTCGGCATCTTACGGATCTTTGGAAGAAGATTCGTAAGTTTGTTCGAGGAAAAGCGTGGGGTTACGTGAATCGTATGTTGGAAGAGTTGAACTCTTTGTATCCGGAGTGGATACCGTACACAGAACCCGCGCCACGTGAGCCCGAATCACAGACGAATACGGGCACCACGCAAGATGAGGAAGATCATGAAGAGTACGAGTGCGACGAGGAAGAACGCCAGTACATTGTTTCTCACAGTTAGACTTCTGTTAAGGTTTCTCGCATAGTTTCTGTATCGAATAGACTCAACAACGAAGTTCTCTCTTTCTTCATCAGCAACACTTGGTTTCCTGGGGAGAGGAACAGGCGCAGGTTGAGCTTGTTTGTGTAACTGATCTGACAGAGGTTGACCGTTGTAGTCTATCACGCCGTCTTCATACTTCGAGCTCTCTTTGAACTGTTTATGATAATGTGCGAGTTGGTAAGCCAGTTGAGAGGCTCCTGATGTGGGGCTGTACTCAACTTTGTGTTTGGAAAGATCTGTGGACATCACTAAGACCTATACTCAAAGCTACATTTTCTTACTTGCGTACAAGTTCGACAACACGCTTGTGAGTGACAGTGGTGATCTTCTTGTTTCCGATCTTTACCAGACGAGGCTTAGCAAGCTTCTCGTAACGACCCTTGTAAGGACCGTAAGTACGCTTGTCAGAGCCCCTGCTGGTCTCCTTAAGAGTGAACGTGATAGTGCATCCCTTGCCCATATTCAACTTCTTACAGATGAAGTGGAAAGCCTTCAGAGCAGCGTCCTTAGGCTCCGCGCCGGCGTATCGGCGGTAGTAAGGGTAAGGTCGGCCATTCACATCAACAACCTTGTAAAAGCGCTTGGCGCCACCATGTTGGCGACGCTTGCGCTTAGCAGGAGCCTTGCGCTTGCCACGCTTGCCACCTGTCTGGGCACCACCGGAGTAGAAGCCCTCAATCATTCCACCTAGTTGTGCTAAGTCTTTCTCAAACTGATCTACGGTATAGCCACCTTTCATTTTCGGTACGTTCCGGGATCGTAGTATATAGAGTGACAAGATTTTTTAAATGAGAGTCATCCTGAACTTACCGGAAAATAATCATGACCATCGCCAAGAACGCGATCAGAATCCAAACTGGTTGAATATGCATTCTCGGGTTAACCAGATAAAAATCGGAGAACCCCTCTTTGAGATGAGAGGAGAGAAGTCCAGGTTTTGTTTTACCCACTGTAAAAGCGTGCTTCACCCTATTTCCTCTGATCGCCAAGTTGTTGTGTTCCTTGAGAATCTGCATAGTTGTGTGCTTTGTGTAAGGGTACAGCGTCATCTGTGGAACAAAAGGTTTTCTAGGCCATTCCTGATTAACTATCTTCGCGGATCCACTCGGATGTGAGGAAGGCCAGTGTGGGCGGAAGTTGTCCATGCCTTTCGGAGTGAAACGTCCTGATGCCATCAAAAGTTAATCTCCGTATACTTTTCACTATGTTTTTCGTGTTTTACGACTTCTCCTCCTTTGTGAAAACGTACAGAGAGAAGTCAGGCATCTCCACATCGTTCAGCTCTATAATCTGCTTTAGTCTGAACCCGTGTTTTGTGATGTACTCTACCATCTTTGAGGATGGGGGAATCCAGTACTCTGTCGTCTTGATCTTTGTCGTGTTGTTAGGGAACAAGTACTTCTCACAGTATCTGTACCAGAACTTACGATCTGGATCCTGCTCCCACCAGGCGTCATGGGTGAATGCCTCAAAGTATGTCAGAGCGTGTCTGACATTGTCCTTACCCTTATAGTACTGAGAGAACGTGCGAGGCCCAGGATCCAGCTTCGCGGGATCCAGAACATGAACCGCCAGGTATCCACCTGGAACCAACCATGTTCGGAAGTTGTTAAGGATACGAGAGACGTCGATAGCAGTGTTGTGATTCAGAGTGTCGTGAAGTGCTAGAACATGCGTGAGCGACTTAGGCTTGTAGATCTCTTTCACTGTCAACGACGTGTTCACGAAGTCCACACCGGGATTCCTGATCTTGGCTCGATCTAACATACTCTTCGATATCTCAACACCTTCTATCGCGATTCCTGGTAGATCCTTCCTGATTATCTGGATATGATAACCAGCACCAGATCCTGCGTCAAGAACTCTGGAGTCCTCATCCATCTTTGTGGCTTTCTTGATCTTCTCGATCTCGTACTGGAAAACCGCGTAGTTGTTCATGACTAATTCGAAAAGTCTTGCGTACACAGGGTCACACCTATCGGTGAACACTCGTAGTTTTTTCACGTCTCCTCTTGAATCAGAGAGGGGTTTCGCGGAGAATCCTTCGACAGTCCTTCTTAATGGCTGTAGTTTCACCTCTGTTGTAAGATTCAGGTACAAGGCGACTCCCACAAGAAGAACTAATACGGTGACGAAACAGCGGTAACCGTTCTCCATCTCAACCTGATTGAGGTATACTATTAAGACGTAAAAAATCAGATCTTTAAGGGCTTAAGGATTACCTGTGATAAGTATAACCAACCAGAATGACCGAACAAAAAGACTCAAAATGGATTATAGACTACGTGGAGATGCTAATTGAGGAGGTCAAAAGCGTCCCTAAGGAGCAACGTGATGTGGTCTCCTTCCATCAGTCCATGGCCTCGAAGCACCAGACCTTCTTCGCGAAGTACCCCCATTTACTCACTATGATCTGCGACCAAGCAGAGGATTTCGATCTTGTCCGCTTACGAGAGATGTTGGGACAGCGAGATCAGATTCGCCGAGGCGAGAAAAACCTTGAGGATGCGAACAAAGAGATGGGTCAAAAGTACTTTGACAAGTACGTCTCTCCTCACATCGACTGGGAGAAAGAGCGCGCCGCCCGGCGTCGAGCTGGCCTAGACGACAACGTGGGTCCCGATAAGGGTGATAAGAAGGGAGGTTCAAAAGGGAAGAAAAAGTGATTTAAGAGGGTCTGTCCCTTCAACGGATCCACAAATCTCTTAACGATGTAGAAAAATGGATCTCTTCACTATTTACGAGGATGTTGATGAGGAGACAAAAAAGGAGGAGTTTCGAGAGAGATTTCTTGTAGAGTTCCACCGACTTATTCATTATATGCGAGAGACAGCTAAGGTGCTTTTACAGAGATACGTACACAAGAAACAAGGGGGTGTTTACGCTCCTGACACAGTGATCCCGATGCTGTCGGACAAGGAGCACTCACCTGTTCGGCAGATAAGACTCGCCTGGGAAGAGTCTAAGAACTTTTTACGCGAAGACGAGAAGGTCATCACAATCATTGCTTCCTACTGTGACAGAAACACAGTGGTTAGAGATATCATGTTAGACGAGGTTCTTCCACAACTTAGGAAATTCCCTGTAGACTCTGTCTGATATTCTACAATAAAACCATAATTATGATGTCGTTTTACGACAGGATTGAGCATTCTCAAGCATCCTTCTTACGAAGAAGAGATGCCCAGGAACGTTTCTCATTGGGCTTAACCCTACGAACAGTCATACGAACCTTTGGATATACGGGCTGATCATCTGGATCATTGACCATGTCTGCCCACGAGCTTATCTCGTCGAGGTGGCGTTGTGGGAACGTCGGGGTTGGTTTCTTCGGAACCTTTTCCGTGAGTGGAGACATGACTGTCACGTTCACCTTCTCCTCTGGGTGACCGTATAGGCGCACGCCTTCACGAAGCAGGGATTTGTACGACTGAATCGTGTGGTAAGGCTGAGGGTAGCCACAGAGTGGCACTTTAATATTATCGGTGCGCACAGCCTCCTTGTTGTTCCTCTTAGGGAAGTACTTGTTGAACCACTTGTACTCCTCGAAGTTGGACATCGCGTAAGCGATACCAGAGCCTTTCACGATCGAAAGAAGGATCTTTCGAGACCTACGTCCTAGTTTCTCCGAGCCAAGAGTGGCCAGAAGAGGTGTCTTCGGGCGGTAGAGTACACGTTCCTCCACGTTCAGAGTCTTCGCCTGTGTCACACAGTAGCATTCCTGCTCTGTGTGACGAGACTTGCTCTCCTCGTGTCCACATCTCTGCCAGATAGGCAGGGAGACAGTGTTACTGTTGTACCTCGAGAAGTCCTTAACGGGATTCACGAAGCAGACACCAGTAGTCTGTACCACTCTGAACTGTCCGTCAGGTTGGACAAAACTCATCATGAGATCAAAGACACGCGTAGACGGATGGTCGTACGCGTCTCTCGGAATCTCACGAGGCTTGCTTGTCTTTACATCAGGTGGGTTCAGAAGATTGTCTTTCGTCGTCTGACTAGCGATCTGCCAGTAGAAGAACGGAAGATAGTTCGGGTGAACCGATGCGTTCTCAGTCAGATACTGATGTATCACCTGAAGACCCGGGTACATCTCGTACGGGTTCGGTGTGGGGCACTGATTGGCGAAGATGGACTCTGTCATTGTGTGTATGATAGGACAGAGAGTGTAAAACTCCTGTACCATATCCTGTAACTTCTTCGCGTTGTCTGTGTGATCATCACCAGCGTAGCCGTAAAGCCACGGAATCAGAAAATCCACCATGTTCTCCTGCGCGATCTCGTTCTCCTCGTTAGCAAGATAGTACAGATCGTTAAGAATCTGGATCTTCTTGAGAGGACTGTACTTAAAGTACACTCCCTCTTTCCCCTCTTGAGGTACCAGTGGGTGGTCGTCCATCGCGAAGATGTCTGGCCACCAGTAGTTCATCGTCTGAATGTAAGGGATGATCTCGGTTGAGACCATCGTCTTTATATTACGCACAGATGTGGCTACCAGGTGTGCCTGGGAGAAGGTCATCATAGGAAGATTCTCCTTCAGAGAGTCCATCTCACTTTTCAGAGAGATGATCATCTCCGAAAGGGGAAACTCTTGGGTGAACCCCCAAAGAGTCAGATCGATTAGATCAAAGTACTTCTCAACAAGAGCCTTGTGATCCTCCGTGTAGTCTCGTAGATCAGAGTCTCCAAGTTGAACACCCATCTCCATTGCGTCGGTGATATCAAGGGCGAACTTCTCATTTGCCAGAAAATCATGGGTCTCACAGGTGAGCGTGTACATCTGTCCCATAAGGACAGGAGTCGCGATTCCGTTGAGACGTTCAGCGGACTGCAGAGCAGACAGCATCGTCTCGAGAGACGTCAAAAACGCCTTTACGTTGTCCGAATAGTGCCTCCGTACGGAGGCAAGAAACATGTTGTCTTGAGCACTCATTCTTGTTTTCTACACCGGTATCGGGATTGTATGTACTGCTTTTACATGGTGTCAGGAATCATCTGTCAATTTTTCTCTCGAAAGAATACATGTCCACAGACGTAAGGAGTAAAATGAGAGGAAAAATCGATAAACCGTCTTTATCCTTTAAAACCCTGATCAGGGTTTTAAAGGATAGTAAATAAAGGAAAAGTACGGAAGACATTAAGGCAAGATGCCACGAAAGAAGTACAGCCATTCAGCCTTTTTTAAGGCAGTACGTGCTATCCTGTCACACAGACCATTTGGGAAGGTGATATCCAACATCTTCCAAGATGAGATCCAAGACTTATACAGGAAAATCTCCCGAAGACAACAGAGAAGTGTTCTAGGGTATTTGAGGAACGCGATTCCCTCTTACTACCACATCAACGAGAGGCTTGCGTATCGTGAGGTTACCTCTGATATGTTCAAACTCACTTGTTTGGAGTACAAGGTTGAGGGAAAGGAGTTGGTTCCTGATCCAAAAAGCTACCCAACTGAGACCAACTACAGAATCATGAGAGTATACAAGAGGATCCTAGAGGTTTTGGCCAAAAGGTCACTCCCACGAGATACGGAGTGGGCTCTAGGACTATTTCTACCTGACCCGATGACAATATTCTCGGCATCGGATCCTGCGAACTACTCGTCTTTGTACTCAAGACCTAAATATTTCTTGGCCGCGCTCTTTAGAGCAGTTGTGTACATGATAAACCAACCGACAGATGTCGTCTGGAGTGATTTAGAGAAGGCGCATGGATCAAAGAAAGCAACTCTTCTCTACATAAACCTGATTCTACTCCAGACAAAACGTCTGACGTGGTGGACATACAGAAACGACATCCTTGTCCTATTCACCCAGATATACTCCAACGAGGCAAACAACTGGACTGACAAGGAGTGCCGAGCGATGACATCCGCAATCTACAATACTCCACGCAACTATCTTCTCGAATGTTTGGTCAATCGAGAAGCTAATTTGTCATCAGGGAAAGCGATTCTCATGAAGCTGAGACCGTGCTACTTGAGCGCATGGCGTCAGTTCGTTCTAGGAACCGTTAACACTGAGTTCTGTCAGGATATTTCGTCAATGATCTCAGAGTTCTTGGATATGGGTTAGTTAACTACTAGTAAGCCCAAGATCTATACGAGTAGTTGCCATAGTAAGGAGAGTTCGTGAAACTCGCAGGCCATGTGCCTTTCCCAGGACAGTAAGGGTAGCCGTTTCTGTAGTAGTTGGGGTACACTGGGAACATTGGTGTGAACATGTAGTAAAAAGGGTAATAAGAAGGTCCCCACATCGGTTGAAAAGGGATCTTACCTTGGAACCTCTCTTTGAGAACTACAGGAGTGACATACGTATAGATCAACCATGTAACCAGAAAGAGCACAAGTATGACAGGTACACACTGTAACATCGTGTTATATCTTAGTGGGGAAAATACAGATTCATGTACCAGGGAGCGTAACCAGGCCATGCGAAAGACGCCTGATCTAAGTACAAGTTCTCTCTAGGAACACATCTTCCTGGCCAGTTTCCGGGTCCTGATGTCCACGTACACATCGGACACTTCGCGCACGTGACAGGATCATTCGTCTTCAGACCACACAGAGAAACGACGTCAGGAGAGCAGTAGGCGTAACACTCCGTCTTGCCCTGACATCCTTGGCAACATTGACCACCTGGTACTGGCTCATTTACGTCAAACATCTCATTAGGTTTCTTCAGAACGTAAATAACAACAAGAATAACTATTGTGACAAGAGCTATTTGTTCCCATGATCTACTAAATACTTTTTGGATCTCTCCCATTAGCTCAGCAAGCATATTCATCCTGCTATCTCTTAAAAACCTAAAGTTTTTAAGAGGACTAAGCTCCGAAATGGAGCGATGCTCCATCTTTAAAGACCTATAAGTTGGTTTATATAATCGGTTGGAGAAAGGAAGTTCTGTGAACTTCCTTTCTCTCCACCTTTAAATATACCTAACATAGGTCTTTAAAGGATATTATCACTGTTGAGAAGGATTAAGAATAGCATGATTGGAGATAGGCACGTTGGCCTTCATGAGACCTGACTCATTAGCGACTGTGTTAATACACATCTTCTCTCCATCTACACCCTCAAAAGGGTAGTCACATGGATTTCCATGTAGATGTTCGATAGGGAATGACGCACCGTGCTTGTAATCCCATTCGGAAGCATCGTCATCATTCAGACTCCAGTCAGTTCCGGAGAACCAGAACAGGAAAAGAACTACAAGAAACAGAAGAACCCAATGGCTCGAAGAGCCTCGCGAAGCTAAAGACTTGTTCATCTCTATCCCTTATATCTTTATCAAGAACAAAACTCGAGATTCCACGGTCTGTTAATCTCGAAAGCCGCTTTGTGTGGCTCTATGTCGTACTCGTCTGCGATGACACCAAGTTGTCTACTCTGACACTCCTCACCAATCTCATCCCACTCGCAGTAAGGACACTGAGTACATGCGTCTTTGTTCTTCGTGTGACATCTTGGTCTGTACCCCTGTGAGAAAGCCAGACATCTCTCATTCTCATCATCCCAACATCCTGGTACGCACTCACCACCTGAACGTACTGAGTGTGCGTGTTCTAGATAAGACGGTGCGGAGTCAGGGAGGTCTCTGAAGTGTTCCTTGGTGGTAAAGAACCAGTAAAGAAACAGAAGAACTAGGACAACCCCAAGAGAAACTGTGTACTTCCCATGCTTCATCTCGATATTCTGGTCTAGTTTATCCCTTAAAAACCTAAAGTTTTTAAGAGGACTTCTTTAAAGACCTATAAGTTGGTTTATATAATCGGTGGGAGAAAGGAAGTTCGCAGAACTTCCTTTTATCCCACCTTTAAATATACCTAACATAGGTCTTTAAAGGATACTGTTTGTAAGGAAAGAAAGAGTTTCATGTCTCGATTTCTTCATATTCGTAACCGTATTTACAACCTAAGTTATCTTGTCGAGGCTTCTTTGGAACAAGGAGAGTTTCGTGAACAGGGTGGTGACATTATTCATAACTGGGCAGTAGTTCTTTACTTTAACCATCCTGATCCTACAAGAGTCGAGGTGATTCTTCCTTTTCGTAATCATGACGAAGGAGCTGCTCTTATTCTTCATATTCTGGCTATCACTGGTGAGCTTTTCGATATTGACGATCTTGATGAGATGGATCAGGATAGGTCAGATGTGGAGGAGATATAAAGTGTTTACACATCTGGCATATCAGTTAAGATGTCGTTTCAACACATTATCCAGCGAGGTGCGCAGTACCTCAATCTGAATCATATGGTGCGTTCACAAGTTATTCGCCACACGAAAAGCAACGGCTGGAAAGCTGTTATACATATGAACTCCTCTCCTAAGTACGTCTCTTGGCGATTCAAGAATCAACAAGACGCACATAGGTTCGTACAGGAGGCTATCGAGGAGGCGAGAACTGGTCAAGTCTACAGGAAATACTTAGATGAGATAAAACATCTTGATTAGTATAAAAGATGCCTTTTCTTGATCTTGTCTCCATTCTCTCGAACTTTAACATCGTTGGTTCTGCTATCGGTATTTCAATTGGTATGGCAGCCAACGATCTTATCAAGAGTATCGCCGAAGGGATTATTCTACCGTTACTATCAATCTTCATCAAAAGAGGAGATTTAGAAGGTAAAGTGATAAAAATAGGTAGTATAAACCTTCAGATAGGTAACTTGATATCAAATCTTATCTACTTTGTTCTTGTTGTTATCATCGTTATTCTTATTCTGAAGTACCTAATAGGAGGTCTTGTTCAGAGAATTATTGATCATAAATCTCAAACAAATGAAGAGTTACTGAGATATGAGAAACAGTCTGCGAATCATCTTAATGCTTTACGCAACTGGAACGTACCTCTATGACGAACTCATTAATCTCAGTGTAGATATACAATGGAGACTCGGGAGATGGACAAAAATCTGATTAAGACCCATTTACAGAAGATTGATCTGATGATAGAGATGTTAGAGAGTGAAGAGAAGGAGATACGTAAACGGGAGTCTGATATTATTTGTGACCTTGAAGGTCTTTACAGAAAGAAGGATGAGTTACTCACTCTTCTTTCTGGTTCTGAGTTTAGTGCTTCTTTACTTGATGAGGACTGGGATATTCACGGAACACTATCGTTACGATCCAAACTTCTCGACAAAGCGAATGAGGACGCTAAAAAGCAAGTTCGCGTCTCTCGAGAAGAGATGATAAATGACTGGAAGAAGAAGTCAAAAAAGTCAAAAGAGTCAAAAGAGTCGAGGAAGTCCAGAAGAAGAAGGGAGGAAGAAAAGGATAAAAGACCGAGTACACCAAGACGGTCAGACGTTCGATTCAGAAAGTGATCAGAACAGAAGGTTCAGATGGTGATCCGAGTGTTTACAAAAAAGAACAGCCGGGTCTTCATGTTAAGGAGATGATGTGACGAACCTGTCAGTGATAGCTACAGTGTCCTTATCTCCGTTACCATAGATACAACTTACTCTCTCTGGTTTCATCTCGGTCGAACACAACCCGACAAAATAAATAAGTCCTAAAGATCTCCCTTGAATATTAGCCTTGATCTCTCTGATGATAAGATATCGAGAAATCGCGAATTCATTGATAAGACTCGCTATTTTCTGAGGAAATGTTGCTTCAACACAAATACTTGTCATACACCTAAAGGAAATATCTTCTATGTTATTAAGGCAGAAACCTCATGGATTGTGGAAAGTTGATTATCATAGACTGGGATGACACGATTCTCTCGACAACGCATCTTAACTCTCTCGGTTATCGAGCGTCTAGAAAGTTTAGCATTGATTCAAAGATGAGAGATTCGTTGGAAAGGTTAGAGAAGACGGCGATTGAGTTGATAAAGTTGGCTAAAACATGTGGGACTGTATGTATTGTCACTAACTCCGAGGAGGGTTGGGTAGATCTGAGTTGTAAACTTTTTGTCCCCAACCTTCGTGACCACATCAAAGACATCGACATCATCTCCGCAAGAACCAAGTACGAGAAAGTGTATCCTATGAAACCCAGTCTATGGAAAGTCGCCGCTATGCAAGACTGTGTGAACAAATGGTTTAGATCACCAGATGTTATCACAGACTTCATATCTTTCGGTGACTCTTTTGGAGATCGCCATGCCGCTCATATAGTAGGCAAAGACCTGGCCATATCCACTACAAAATCAGTCAAGTTCTCAGACTCACCAACTACCGAGCAGTTAGCACATCAACAAGAACTTGTTCTTCATACTTTCCCTCATCTATGTACACATCCGAAAGACTTGGATCTTATGCTAACGATCACTTTGAAAGCTTAATCACGTCCTTTTAGGACTCTTGTCTGGAACTCTTGCCAGGCTTTGTAGAAAGACTTTGTACCCATTGACTGATTACAGAGAGCGCAGACAGGGAATAAGTTATCCACGTTCATCCCACCACCTTTCGCCTCTGCCAGGTCATGTCCACAATGGAAGTCCTCGATTCTCAGAGTACGCTCTCTACAGATAGGACAGAGCTCCTTACGAGTGTTAGCTCCCATGTAACGATTCCACACAGCAACACGAAGTGCCTGCGGGATTCTCTTCTTGACGTAATGAAATCTGTTTGTCACGTTGTAGATACCGAATAAATGGAAAAGCCATTTGTAAGAGTTAAACATACCAACGTAAAACCCACCTTTCTGTCTTGCCTTAGTCATATGGTTCATAATGGAGACAGATGTGTCGTGGGGTGACGACACGAAAAACTTCCAGTTCTTTGTTTTTAACTCATCATTGTACTCCTCAATCTTATGAATAATTTCTGTGTTGTCAACAGGCCCTTTCTTCTCGAGAATACCTAACAGTTGACCAATTTTCTCTTGGAATGAGTCACGATGAAGATGTGGTCGAAAACAGCGTCTTGATCGAGAGTTAGAGAAGATCCTAGGGTACTTTTCAAGGAAGTACTTCGCGATCATATGTACCGATGTCAGATCGATGCCCTCTGGCATATCCGGAATAGGCACGACATTGTTAATGATCTTGAACAAAGCTCTTGCTTCCTCATCGTTCTTCACCTCTATCTCGTTACATACGATGTTACAGTCAAACTTACACTCATCGTACAACTTCTTGTATATCTGAAAACGATGATTTCCGTCCAGTAACCATTTCTTGTCCTTCGACTTCACAATGATAAGACATCCTGGCAGAAAAGGTTCCTCTCCTCTCTCAATAACAACCTTAATCTTCTTGAAAATCTCATTGACTCTCTCCTTATCAATAATTCTCTGGTACTGTGGCAACGCAGGAATCACAGTCAGTAGTTGTGACAGAGGCAGGCGGTAGTACCGCTCTCGATTCGAACGTTGAAACTCCATCGCTATACTCTACGAGACAGATTTAGAAATTGAACGAACCGGAATATCCGGAGAGGGTGCTGGTGATGCGTTCTTAAGAGCGAGAAGTTTAGTGGTAATATCGAACACCTCCTTAAAATTAGTTCCTTGTCCTGTTCTTTTACCTTTCCCGTCAGACTTTCCGACAAGAGACTCTCTGCGTCTCTCAAGTCTTTTGATCTCAGAATCAATCTTTTTGATTTCGGTGGCGTTCTTCAGACTCGTGTCGACCTGAATGATTTTAGACTCGCTCATTGTTCTGTTCTATTCTATAATAAAGAGAACAGAATGGGATGTCACTGTTCTAAAGAGGAAGATAGTTTTGTCATAACAGATCCTGGTACACGTTACGATGTAGAAGGGCCGACACAGGCTAACCCGTTTCTGCCTTGTAAGACAGAGACGGCTCAACAATGTTTAACATGTGGACGTATGGTCTCTCGACGTAGTTTCGAGAGAGGAAAGATCCGGTCAAACGAGTGTAACGACTGTTTTGACAGAAGATTAAGAAGATGGCAGAGAGAGTGGTACGAAACAGAAGGACGAAGACAGATAATGATTCATAAGGCGCTTGGCAAGCACAAGACTAAAGTATCAGAAGGTACTCAGACCTAAACGTAGATCTGTACCTTATCGTTGAGAGACAACTTGAACTTCCTCACGTTGTCTGTCACCATAAGAGACTTTGATTTCACCTCCAGTATTTGGAGAATCTGAATCTTCCTTTTCTTCACGTTGTGCGCAGGTGATGTGACACGCACAACTTGTTTCTCTTTCAGCTCTTGTGGTTGTGTCAACTTGTACTTCTTCAGGTAAGGCCACAAATCCTTGTCCTGCTGGATCACCTGCTCTGTATCCACCTTCTCGTCCACAGGTAACAAGTCAGCGTAGTAAACACGATCTGACGCACGTGTCGCCGCGGTGTACAGAGTCCTTGTGTACTGCGATATTGACTTGGACTTTATACAGTTCGCGACGTTACGCGCGTCTATGAAGGCGTACCTGTATGTTGATCCTTGTGACTTGTAGATCGTGAGAGCGTATGAGTACTTCAGTGGGCAGTTAACGTATTTACGTACGTCCCAGTACAGTGACCAGATATCTGACTGAGAGAACCCTGTGTCAAAACGCATATTGGACTTCACTCTCGCTCTGGCTCTTCGCATATAGTCCTTGAATCTAGCCTCGTCGTCCTCATGTATCACGTTAAAAGTGTATGCTGTCCCGTTGTAAACAGCCTCGATCTTATGAGTCTTGAAGACAATCCCTGGAAAAAACTCCTTTAGTTTCCTCTTCTCTTTCAGAGAGTATCTGTCAAGGGTCTCATTGATAGATACCTTGGACTCCACAGAGCTTATCACCTCCACCTCGTCGTTCGTGTAGAAGTACACCTCTGAACGTGGAGCGTGTTTGTAGATTCCACGAAAGATCAGAATGTCACCGTCGGAGAATCTCGGTGCGTCCTTCCCGAACATCAGCTCACGTGCTAGCTTGTTGTAAGCATCCACGCTCGAGTTGGAGTAAGACAGAATCTTGTCCTTTCTCGGATCAAAGTGTTTACGTATGTAACTGTGTAGCCGATGTGTGCGTTTGAAACATCCTTGACGTTCTAATTTGTCCGGAATGTACACTTTACGCTTGTCGACAAAATCTCTAAAGGTTTTGTACATCTTGATCATACACGCGGACTTTGCGCGAATAATCTGTGAAAGATCAACACGATTTCGAATATCTCTGATCACCTTACTCGTTTTCTCTCCGACTGGTGGCAACTGATGGTCATCACCCATTACAACAACAGACAGGTTAGGCAACCTGTTAATGACATACTCTTTCAGATCCTCCCAGTCCTCCACAGAGATCATAGACGCCTCGTCAATGAAAAGGTACCGAAGGTTTCTCAGGTTATCAAGGTTTACATGTGTACGAAAGCTTGAGTTACCCTCCTTGTCATAAACAGGCTTCTGCTCGAGGAATCTCGAGATAGTCGCGAACCATATCGATCCAGGTTGGTAAGTGTGATTACGCAACATACGTTTTGTGATTGAGAACACCTGAGAGCTGATAATCTTCTTCGCCTTGTGCGTAGGAGCGATCACACATATTCTCTCGTTCTCCTGAAGGTTACGTAGAAGAGATCCTATGAGAACAGATGCTACATAGGTCTTGCCAGCTCCGGCTAAACCATGTAGTAACATCACTCTGTCCTGAACAGGAAAGTGTGATGGATGGAGGAATCCCAGTATCTCATTACTTAGATCATCATAGAAGTTTCTCGAGATCGCATCCTTGTAATCCTCTACAGGTCTGCTATTCTCGACAAAACACGCTAGCTTTTTGTACACTTTACGTTGATCCTCCGTAAAGGACTCGTGAAAACGTGTTGGTGCTGGCACCATCTTGTCCACTTTGCTCTTGTACCCTCGGATCTCCTCACGAGGTTTGAGGAAAATCTTAGAGCCAGACATCAGTCTCTCGAAAGCGTCCATGATTGCGCTTTGTTAACTATGTACTTGGGTTGCTTTATCCCATTAATATTGAGTATTTAGTTGGTACTCTCTCTAAGTTTTCTTAATTGTTTCTTGTTTCTTCGCCAGAAGTCTGTCAGCTTGGAACGGTGTACATTCATCTCCTTCGCCAGATTTGTCTGATTAGGTTTTATCTCAGAGTTCTTCAACTCCTCCAGAGCCTCCGCTATTTTCTCATCATGTGATCCCTTGATATCCCAAGCGATACCCATATGCCAAGGACGTCGCATGTGCGTGAGGTTGATAGCGGAGTAGTGTAAAGCAGGGTTGATAGAGTTCTCGCCCAGAATGTGAGAGACGTACGCGATTCTGCTAATGTTACCACGATCAAACGCCTCGGTACAGATCGCTGCGTAGATAGCTCGGAAGTTATGAAGGTTCTTGGCACCACCGTACTTCGCAGGGTACTTCTTCACATGTTTCAGGATATTTCTGGTCTTATTCGCGATCTGCTTCGGGCTTAAGTTCTTGGACTCAGGATTCAGGTAAGCCTTTGAGCGATCCCACGCGGTTTTCACCTCAGGGTATCTGGCCAGAAGTGGGATCTCGTACGCAGGACGGTGAAAGTCTGTTCCGGTCTTGGACTGCCCGGAGAATCTTGCGTACCACTCGCCAGACTTGGACTCGGAGATAGACCCTTGGTTCGCCACCTCGTTCACACGTCTACCTGTCGTCAGAAGTACAGCAGGAATGTACTCTGTCGCCTTGTCTGATTTTAGCATAGGAATCATCGTCTTAAATAAAGAGGCGACGTTAACCTTCTGGGACTTCTCGTGCTTTTTCTGTAGCTGTTCGGCGGCCTTCTTCCTTCTCTTCTTGGAGTCCTCACGTGAGATCGTGAGTTTCTCCACGTAGTCAGGGACGACAGGAACTGCTACTACTAACTCGTCGACTTCCTCACCGTAAAACGAGTCACCCTTGCGAATCTTCGCTTGAACCTTCTGCTGTTTCCACGGATTCAGAGAATGAAACGCGTCAAGATGACGTTTGTGTTTCGGGTACAACTCGTTCAACTTACGCATACGTTCGGAGTACAGAGCGTCACGCCTTCCTGACGCCAGATAAGCACGCTTAATTTGAGAAAGCTTAACAGGACGTGATGACTCAGAGTACTTATCGTAAACATTCTGAAGAACACGATAAGGCTGTTTTGCGTCAAGAAACTCAAACTGGTCGGTGATAAAATCGCCCATCGGATTCTTTCTTCTATATTAATCGAACGAAAATAGTTTTACCACTGTCAATAGTGTTGTACAAAATTATCTGAAGTTTTGTACAACCCTAACAGACGCGAGTTGCTTACTTGTGTTAATTATGGGTTTGAAACGCGGTGATTTTCACCAAGGGATCATGAACAAAAATCTTGTTAATTTGTTCACAGGATGGTACACCAACCACCAGAATCATCTGATTTTGGAAGCTTAATAGGTATAAGTTCCCATTCATTTGCTTTTTGTTTGACCAACGCCTCTCTTTGTGCAAGTTTACCTCTTATCATCTCCTTTCTAGCGTTCTCTAGATTTTCATTATTCTCTGCAGGTGGTTGTATTGTTGTGCCATATTGGCTTCCTCTGCCTTTAATAACGAAATTATTGGGAAGTATTCCTGCTTTTAACGCTCTATTATGCAGAACTTTTGCTCTTCTTCGAAGAAAGGATGATTCTGCGGATTTTTTCTTAGCTTGATCTTCAAGAGTATTCGCTCCGTTGATATCTCCTTTTCTTCTTTTTATCTTGGCACTTGCTAGAAGAGAGGAAGCTTGTCTTCTAACCTGATCTGACTCATTATGTAGCTGACGGATGGGTCCTCTTAATGCAGTTTCATAGCCCACTGTTCCTTTTACTTTTTTGGACACATTTGTTTTGTAGTTACTGAAATCAGTGTTGTATGCATCTTGTCGCTTTCGTAATGCTTCGTAGTTCTTATCTTGCACACCTTTTTTATGAAGATTCTGTTTGAGGAAAGCTAAATGAGTTTGGATATTCTTGCTCGCGTAAGGAAGAACAGAATCCTTTGTTATAAATGTATGGAGCTGTTTGTCCATTCTATATCCTTCACTATCACAGGCTTCGTCTATCTCACATAGAGAACACTGATACATTAGTGACTTCAGAACCTTTCCGGTAGGATCTGCTACACCATGAAAGATAAGACTTGCAGTTATCTTTCCTCCTTTGTAAACAACTTTAGCTCCGTAATTGTTGAAGATCTCTGGATTGAACTTCACTTTCTCTCCAAAGAACTGTTTCTTAGTTCCAAGAGTTTGGAACAGACCCTTTATCATACCACCGTGAGTAACAACAAGGACATTGGTGTTAAGTTTAACCTTACCTTTTTTTGCATGGTTATCAATGTACCAATCAATAAACTGCCTTAGATTCCCTTCTTCTGTGTAAAGAGGAGGGTAACCCGTATTACAGTTTTTTACAGGGCAACTAATATTAAATGCCTTGATGTCGTTAGTTATGGATCCAAGCTCGTTCTGAATAGACGGGATGGCTTTTAGTATGGGGTACATATGAATAGGAAGCTTGTCTTTGTTCTTCCTTAACCTAACTTGAGAGTACTTCGAAGATGTCACAAATGCTTTAAAAGTATCAAATCTTTCGAGGTTCTTGCCGTAAGTAAACGGCATATCTGTAATAAACTCAAGAGCGTGACCACCTTCTCGCAAGTAAGGAGCGACAACGAACTGAATGGAAGTATCAGGGAACATACATGCTGCCGTCTCCCATGTTCGAATTAAAGGAGAGCAAAAGAATCCGTCAAACTCTGAGAGTTCAGGGATTAACTTGTTCTGCGTGACAAATTGTCCTGCCATGATACTGGTCGCGATTCCCCAGTTTGTGAGATGAGGATCTTTGAACGTGATATCTCCTTTTTTGAGTTTACCTTTACGAAGCATGAGAGATCTTCGGAAGTAATCTGCACCGATTTTCTTGTGTCTTGCCATGTTGGCACATGAGTATCCATGCCGAAAGAACCAAAAGGTGAATGAGGTCTCTCGCTCTTCACTAATGGAAAGTTTCGACTTTCCTTTTGGTAAAACCATTGTCGGAACTGTGTTTGTATTACTATTTTTATTCGGAGTTTTCGGTATTCTTTTGTTGTATTTAAGATAATTCAGAACATCTTCGTCGCTTAATTTAGCTTGGTGTCTGGGCGGTGGTAGGGGCCTTCGCTTTTTTTTAGCAGGAGGAACTTTATTCCTCCTTCTTTCTTTCACTAAAAAAGATGCTACAGGAAGACCTCCTTTCTGAGGTTTACTTTTCCTATTCTTCTTGGATTTATTTGACATATTGTCCTTAATACTATTCATCCGATAATCCTCAGACAATCCAACCAGCATCCTCCTCAGGGTAAGTGTCGTACACAGAGCACTCAGCCTGAAGCTTATCATGGATATGAAACCCAGCTTCCTTCAGCTCTGCGATCACCTCATCCTTTTTCTGTATCGCCTCATCTCTTGTTCCGTGTGATAGCCTCAGAGTGATAATCGGGTACTTCGTCTCACCACTGGTGCTCATGGACAGGCCTATGTTATCACGAAAAGGTAGCTCTGTGGTCTCTTTCCACGTAGCCAACTTTACGAAATCCATCATCTTATCGATGGCTATCTTGAAGTGAAACTCCCAGTAAACACCTTTCTCGCCTGTGAGATAAGTGTCCTCGAACTGAGAGTTCATCATCATCGCCTCTGCTTTCACACGAACTACGTCGAACTTACCATCCTCGATCTCAGAAGCTATCTCATCCGCATGTGCTATCGCCTCTGTAACCGTCGGACGAGAGCACCATTTACCGATCATGTTCTGTACGGGATTCTCACCTTTGTCGTTCACGACACGAATGGACTTCCATTTGTGCTCCTTACAGAACCAGACCCAACGGATCTCATCAATAGGAGAGTTAAGATTGACAGAAACGTGGATTTCGTAAAGTGTTGACATGCTTGCATGTTAGAACTATGGTAGGTCTTAAGCCGTTTTCTGACCAAGGCCTCTTCCCAAATATTCGATATTCTCGAGTTTTTTTGATATTTTTGACTTCTATCTAGTATTTCTCTTTCAGCCTACGTCTCATTGAATATTCATCAATTTTTTTTGCTGAGTGGCTCAATAGTCGTCACCACAGCTTCCACATCCTGCCATGGCGTTGGTGAAACCTTCGGCAGTTGGGTCAGCGTACGGGCATCCGTCAGAGAAGTTTTCGCGCATGCGGTAACGGCCTCCACAGCCGGCGCTGAACGCGCAGTTCTCCAGGAAGATCAGGAGAATGGTCACGGTAAAGAAAAATCCGAGAAGTGCTCCCAGTAGACGTTCCATCGTTCTATGATGTACAGAATAAAAAAATCAGAACAATACTCTCAGAAAACATCGAGACGTCAGCAGAAAGAACAATAAAAAAAGTGATCAATTCCTATAATATTTCACTGAATCCCAATTAGTTATCAACATGGAAACGTCTGCTGATATGTTTCAGGAGATAAAGGAGAGCCTGAACAAGGAGGAGAACTTTGTTCTGGAGTTCCAGGATCAGCCAGTTGAGTACAGTGATACTAGCTCAGGATCCGACTCAGAATCTTCTGATTTTGAGTCAGACTCTGACTCTGAACCAGAGTCCGAACCAGAGGATACCCTCTATGACGACTCCGAGTTCTCCTCTGAGGATGATCTAGAAGGAAAGAATCTTACTTTCGAGAACGTGTACACGTATCTTCGAGAGTATCCCTTTCGTTCTCTCAGACCCTTTCTCTCACGCCCTTGGTGTGGAAAGGACAAGTTAGAGACCCTTCTAAGGTTGTTCTCAGCTTTGAGGTTGTTTCCCGAGTTTCAGGATTACTCCTTATGCGACGGGAACTACAACCTTGGAACTATCACTAAAATCGCATCTGTAAGGGATTTTCTAAGGTCTAAAGTGAAAGATCATGGTGATGCATCAGATCTTACTCTGATGTCTGACACCGAGATTATCGCTACGACATCAAAGAATTACTCTGGTGACTATTACGTAGGAGATCTGGACATTGCGAAGATTGCTCAGAACTTCGATTACCCTGAGAAGAAGCTCAGGTACGCGATTGTGGTTCAAGACAAGAGAGTTCTATTGGAGAAGGCGAGAAACGCCAGGTCTAGTAGCGCGCGAGAATCTACAGTCATTCTGGATGATCGTACGATCATCCTTGACTGGGACGACATGAGCCGCGCTTTTGTCGACTTCAGCAGACTCTTTGAGGATGTTGATTTTGATGAACTAGATGTTTTTCTACTTGGAAAGACTAAGCCTCTTATGATGCCTAGGTTTCATCAGGAGGTTTGTCTTCGTAAGACGGAATACCTACTGGAGAAAGGACATCGCAAGATCATGTGGGGACATCTGCCACGCAGTGGTAAGGCCTACATCATGGGAATGCAGATCTTTGAGGTGTCGAGAAACAAGGACGAATGTACGTTTCTGATTATCACAACAGCGCCGAAAGAGACTATTGATCAGTACTGCTCAATGTTTAACAAGTTCGTACAGTTTGATGATTATCAGGTACATCATCTGGCAGGAAGAAAGGTTGTCAAGCCTTCTGGCAAGATGATTATCATCGCCTCGAAACAGTACTTACACACGAAAGTGGGTAAGACGAGAAGCATTAAGTGGCTGAAGGAGATTAAGTTTGATCTTCGTTTTGTTGATGAGTCGCATAACGGGGGAACTACCTCACTTGCTAGGGAGACACTGAACACGTACGGCGCGAAAGCGCCCACGATCTTCATGACAGCGACTTTCAGTAAGCCACTCAACGAGTACGGTATACCTGAACAGGCTCTATGTCTGTGGGATCTTGAGGACATTCGTCTGTGTAAACAGATTCGTGACCCCAGAGCGAAAGAGAGATTAGTACAAAAGCACCGAGTCTTTCTGGAACGTGCGCTTCATTCGTACTCTCCACGACTAATCGAAGAGCAGTACGACATGTTCCCTGATCTTCATCTTCTCACATGGAGTATGGAAGAGCTGGTGAAAAGGTCTATCAATCAACACGAGTTCGGATTCTCCTTGAAATCACTCTTCATGACTCATGAAAATCGAGATGAGTTTCAGGATGAGAAAATGATGGACATGTTCTGTCGAAATTTGTTCGGACAGGAGATCAAGGAGGAAGCTTTCACGATTCCGAGTGACTCTATCTTTGTGAGAACGGAGCGTATCTGTTCTCATGAAGGATCAAGGTGGTTCGACCAGGAGGAGCCTCTGGCTATTCTGTGCTTTCTACCTACTCACGCGGAGACATCTCTGGCGAAGCTATCGCGAACTCTCAAGGCTTTTCTGGAGGAGAACGAGATTATTCCTGATTTTGAGATCGTGAGTATCAACAGCACAGAGACACCTGATCCTCGAGCAACAATCGAGGATGCGCACTTACGTGCGAAGAATCAGAGAAAGAGAGGTGTTCTCATTCTCAGTGGGAGACAGTGCAGTTTGGGTGTTTCTATCCCTTACTGTGATATCGTCCTTCTGATGAACGAGACTATGTCCGCTGATCTGTTACTACAGATGATGTTTCGATCTATGACGGAATCCACTAACAAAAAAGTGGGTTTCGTGATTGACCTGAATATGCATCGGTGTGTGAACACGATTGTTGATTACTCTATCAACGTGAATCCTCAGATGTCCACTCGCAATGCCGTGCGCTATGTTGTGGAACAGAAGCTGATTCGCTTCAACGAGGACAGGTGGCTGGACAAGTATCTTGGTGTTAATCACCAAGGTGAGATGGTAATGGATGAGATTATCTCTCAGATCTATGCTAACTGGTCTAAGAACGCGTTTCTCGGTATTGAGACAGCGATTCGCAGACTTCAGATTCGTTCTGATATTCTTCTGACACCGACAGAGCAGAAAATTATCAATGATATTTTCCTGGGTCAGCCTGAGAAGAAAAAGGCGAAGAAACTGACTATACCCGAGTTGGAAGGTGCGGACAAGGATCTGAACACGGGTGTGGAGAAGAAGGATGATCTCAAGGAGATGAAATCAAAAGAGTCCAAGACCAAGAAGACCAAGAAGGATAAAGAGGAGGAGAAAGTGGATATCGTTCGGGATGTTTTCAGACATCTTCTTCCTATCTTCTGTGTCTGTACTATCTGGTCTGAAGAGGCCACGATGGAAGGAATGTATGAAAGAATCAAATCTGATCAGAATCTACACGAAATCCTACTCGCTCAGATTCGGATATCATGGGGAGAAAATATCCCTAATGATATACTTGACATCCTTATGCGAATCTATCGCAAGAAAGGACTGGGCAAGAAGACCAATATCCCTCGGGTGGTCAGGACGATCAAGGAGCTTTTCACAGAGGCTCGCTCTGATCCTCATGAACTTTCAAAGCTTGTTGATAAGTATCTCTCTCCAACCAAGCGTGAGAAAAGTAATATGGCCGAAGTGCCAACACCTTATGCGTTACGTCAGGATATGGTGGATAAGGTGCCAAAGTCATTCTGGACAAAGCCACGTAAGGTGTTAGAGCCTAGTTCTGGAAAAGGTGCGTTTCTTCTTACACTTGTGGACAAGTTCAATAAGGGTCTTAAGAGAAGTATTCCGAACGGAAAAAGAAGATACAGAACTATTGTGGAAAAATGTATCTACTTCGCTGATCTCAATCCTATGAACGTTTTCATATGTACTCTTTTGTTAGACCCTGA